GTATGCCATTACGGTATAATAACGACAAACGGAAAAAGCCTTGATTTTCAAGGGGTTTCAGCGTTTGTCGCCGTTTATTCAATTCCTTTTCCCAGGTTGAAATATGGCGAGAAAATTGACGAAAAAAGGAGGCTGTTACATTAACGACAAAACTGAATAGTGCCAGCGGTCCGGCATTTTGCCTGACCGCTGATTGCCGTGGGCGTTTCATCTTATCAGGTGGACGCCCTTTTTTCATGCAGATTTTTAGAAGAAAGGAGCCACACATGGAACTGAACGAAATGGAAAAAAAGCAGCTCTTTCAGGTCGAAGGAGATTGCCAGGCAAAGGTCCTGAATGAGCTTTACATGACCGTGCGCTACTCAAACAATTCCGAGCAGCGGGAGGCAGCGGAAAGCCTTATGGCAAAGGTTCGTGTCCTGTCGGATCGTGAGTGCATGGATTTGGTGAGAGATATTCAGAAAAATTACCGGCTGCCCCACCCGCCCCGGACCATTGGGGAAAAGATTGCCGAGGCCAGGCAGCAGTCCGGCGCAGAAAAATTGAAGGGGCATGACATCATGGGGCTGGAACGATTTGACCCGGAGGTAAAGCACATGATCGTCTTTGATGTGCTGTCCTATGATTCCCCTATTGGGGATAAGGGCGATAAGATGCGCCTGTTTCTTACGGAGTCTGGCTATCAGAAATTCTTAGAGAGCCAGGAACGGGGCGAAGTCAAACTGAAAAACCATGCGAAGGTCTCAGGCGGCCATCTCCATTATGACCGCAGGGACCGCGCTTTGTAACGGAATAACCGAAGAAAGGAGGCTGTGAAATGGCTGTATTCCGTGTAGAGAAAACGAAGGACTTTACGGTTATGAGCAATCACCACCTGCGTAATACGGAATTGTCCTTAAAGGCAAAGGGGCTTCTTTCCCTTATGCTGTCGCTGCCGGAAGATTGGGACTATACCACAAAGGGGCTGGCCCACATTTGCAGGGATGGCGTGGATTCCATTACCACCGCCCTGAAGGAGCTGGAACGGCACGGGTATCTCACCAGGCAGCGCCTCCGCTATGAAAACGGGCAGCTCGGAGACATTGAATATACCATCCACGAAAAGCCTGTAACCGGCGTAAAACAAGGTGTTTCACCTAAACGGGAAAATCCAAGACAGGTAAATCCAAGACAGGCAAAACCTGAACAGGCGGAACCTGAACAGGAAAATCCCGCACAATTAAATACTAATCCACAAAGGACTAAAAAATCAAAAACGGATATATCAAGGACACATCAATCAATCTATCCGGCAGAGCCGGAAACGGCAGGCTGTCAGGATGGGATTGATAGGATGGATATGGCAGAGACATACCGTGAAATTATCAAAGAGAATGTTGAGTATGACTTCCTGGTTCCCCGCTATGGGAGGGAACGCATGGACGAGACTGTGGAGCTTATGCTGGAAACGGTGCTGTCAAGACGGCCATATATCCGCATTGCCGGAGATGACTTCCCACGGGAGGTTGTCAGGAGCCGGTTCTTAAAGATCAATTCCGGCCACTTGGAGTACGTTTTTGACTGTATCGACAAGAACGTTACGAAGGTCAACAATATCAAGGCTTATCTGCTGGCGGCGCTGTATAACGCCCCGGCAACGATGGACAGCTATTACCGTGCGGAGGTCAACCATGACCTGTACGGCTGTTAGGCGCTTTCGGGCGTCTTTTTTCATATCATCACAGGAAGGAGGCGGAGCACGATGAAACGAAAATCTGTGCCGGCGCCATGCCCGGCGTAACCAAAGAGCAGATTCAGGCGGCACGGGAGGCTGACCTGTTCGCCTATCTGCAATCCCATGAGCCCGGTGTGCTCAAACGGGACGGCCCCAATTACCGGCACAAGGAGCATGACAGCCTGGTCTATGTGACCGGGAAACGGTACTGGTACTGGAACAGCCGGGGCCGGAGTATCAACGCCCTGGATTACCTGATCCAGATTCGGGGCTATGGTCTGGTGGATGCGGTTCAAACACTGGCAGGCGGAGAAATCCGGCAGATGCCGGCTTATCAGAGTGCGGTGGCAAAGCAGGCGCAAAAAGAGCCGGAAAAGAAACCGTTTACGCTTCCCTGGGCCAGACGGTGCGCCACCGCCGCTGTTTCGTATTTGCAGCGGCGCGGGATCAGCTCGGATGTAATCAGCCGGTGCTTTCGGAACGGGCTTTTCTATGAGGCCCGGTATCATGGCGAACCGGTCTGTGTGTTTGTCGGTAAGGATGGCGCAGGGAAAGCGAAGTTTGCCTGTATGCGCAGTATCACCGGCAATCTCAAAAAGGATGTTTACGGCAGCGACAAGGAATTTAGCTTCTGCTACCCGCCGCAGAAACCGGGCAGCCGCCATGTGGCTGTTTTTGAGGCTCCCATTGACGCCCTTTCCCATGCCACGCTGCAGGAGCTTGAAGGCTGGAAATGGGATGGCTACCGCTTATCCCTGGGAGGCACTTCCCATGTGGCGCTGACCGCATTTCTGGAACGCCACCCGGAAATAAAGCGGGTCACGCTTTACATGGACAATGATCTTGGCGGCCTTACCAATGCCCGGAAAATCAAAGCCATGCTCCATGAGGATCAGCGCTTTAAGCATGTCCGGGTAGGCATCAACCCGCCCCGCGTCGGAAAGGACTATAACGAAAAGCTGTTACATACCAGGGAACAGATCAAAGACCGCCAACTACAATGCCGCCAGAAACAGGCGGCTATTTCAATTTAACAGGAGGATTTTAATATGACAAAGACAGAAAATACCGCTTTGCAGATGATCGCTGAAGCCGCCCGGTGCCCGGAATACGGCCCTGATATGGTTAAGGCACTGATGGAAAAGCTGGATATGAACGAAAAGGGTTTTGCGCTTCTGATGAACGTTACGCCCTCCACTGTCCGGCTCTGGACCAGCGGCGCCGTTCAGCCCAGCGGCACGGCAAAACGCCTGATGCAGATTTATGAAACCGGGCCGGAAATCGTGAGCAAGATCGCCGGCGGACAGCACCCGGAGGATGGGAGGAACTTGATTGAGCAATGAACCGCTTCCGCAGATTCATTTGATCCGCGACACGGACCTTATCACATTTGCTTATGAGCTCCATATCTTTGCGGGCGACTTCCTGCGGGAATCAGAATTTAACCTTCATTCCCTGGTGACGAATACCGGGGCGGATTCGATTGCCATTATGGGGAAAAACCACATGTGGCTGTCGGATGCCCTGCACGCCTACTGTTCCACGGCGGACCTTCACCAGATGATCTTTACAACGGAATATATCGGGGCAAGGGCTTTCTTATTCCACACGGACCGGAAAGAGGATGGCCGCCTGTACGGTGATGTTATGATGCTGGACTTAGATACGCTGCGCCAGGATGTGAAAAGAAATACCCTCTCCCCTTATGGTGTTGACGTATATCGCCCAAATGGGCGCATGGAAACAGTCAGCCTTGAAAAATGGCACTCTATGGAGCTTTACGAAAAAGATGCCCTGAAAAGCTGGGGGTTCTGCTACAGACCGGAGCAGGTCACAGAATGGCAGCACCACTATTCTGGAATGTTCAGCCGGTGGAAGGAGCAGGCATTTTCCTACATGGCTCAGGATTTGGAGGAACTTCTGAATGTCGGCTACATGGAGGCGGCGCAAAATCCTGATACAGATATGTACCGCATACCGTTGGGTACGGCCAGGCAGATGCTTCTTTATGACGAAGCGCCGGTTTACCGGCTTCTCCCTTCCGGCCCGGAAAAGATACCCCCTATTGCGGCGGTCCGGGCAGGCTTATGGTATGAGAACTACCGGGAATTTGCCGTTGCCCCGGAGGATTTGGGCGCGGTAGACTCCTTGGTACGCAGGGAAACGGACCGGCTCGCAGGGAACCGTCCGAAACTTCATCAATCAGAGAAAAACCGTCCCACCCCGGAACGGTAAATTTTTGCACAGACTGGAGGTGATAATGTTTGGCAGATAATTTACAGCATGAGGATTTTGGGGAAAAGATCGGAGGCGCGAAAAAAGACCTCTGGAAAGACCGCGGCCTGTATGTGGATGACCTGGGCGGCATGAATGAGCGGGAGGCAGAAAAATTCGTCAAGAAGGATAATGTCTGGAAGAAACCGGACTATCAGGCCATGCTTGACGATGGTGTTCCCCTCGGTGTTGCCTACTTTATCAAAAAGGCGCGGGACAGCCTGGGGGCTTCTCCCCAATACCGGTACAGTGATACTACCCCGGAGCGCAGGCGTGCCAGACAGGAAGAATATATTGAGACTGTCCGGCAGCTACAGGCCGTGATCGAGGATGTGCGCACACTGGATGACGCCATGCAAGCCTATGACCGCTTTCTGGTACAGAATGGATATGTGGAGCAGGTGCAGGGCTGGGCCAGCGGAATCCATTACCGCGCTACGAAGAAAGGTCTGGATAACCCGGTCATTACCAATAAGCTGGTGCAGACCTTACATATCCGTTCCGCTTCCCACTTTGACCGGATTTTTACGCAGAAGGCACAGCAGGAACAATTTGGCGTTTCCAAAGACCAGAAGGTGCCAAGGGGCTATGCGATCCACTTCAATGACGGGAAAAACACCTATTCCAGAAATAACGACTGGAAACCTGGCACTTACTATGTGACGAAGGGCTATTCCATTTTGCAGACGAACTTTGAATCCCGCGAGGCGGCCCTGAAATGGGTACAGGATTTTGCCCGGCAGCGGAGCAAAGGCGGAAAGGTCCGGTTTACCCCTCCGCAGCTTGCGCATGTGAAACGAACCGGGCCGGACTACCGGAGCGGCCAGGAGATCACCGGGCAGCATTATCTTGATACTTTCGGCTTCCGCGGCGGCGAGTTTGGAAACTGGATGAACCAGAATGACCGGCAGGCGTCCCTGAACATGGGATTTGAAGCACTGAAAGACCTGGCGGCTGCCTTACAGATCAGCGATCAGGATATTGCCTTTGGTGGCACGCTTGCTATCGCTTTCGGTGCCAGAGGCAGCGGCAACGCCGCGGCCCATTATGAACCGCTCCGCAAGGTCATCAACCTTACGAAGATGCACGGTGCCGGTTCCCTGGCGCATGAATGGTGGCACGGCTTTGACGACTACCTGGGGGCAAAGATGGGCGCGAAAGGGATGCTCTCAGAACAGCCCCGCCTTTACCCATTGTTCCAAAAGCTCATTGATACCATGAAGTACAAACCGGAGACGCCGGAACAGGCAGCCAAACGTACCGAGACACAGAACAGCCGGACAAAGAAAAACGCGGAAAGCTGGCTGGATTCGGCGGTGCTTGGCTCCTTGAAACGGTACGGGGACGAAAGCACGCTGGAACAGTATGCGGCATTAAAGGACGCTTTTCTGTCCGGGGAGGTCGGTTCCGTGGATAAGATCAGCGCCTTAAAGAAATCTGTCAGCGGCCATGTGATCCCTAAAAGTGAGCGTGACAGTCTGGAAATGTTCGAGCGTATGCTTCACAGGATGCAGGAGCAGGAAACCCCGCAGATAGGGCGGACAGAGACCGACTACTACCGCAATTCCGTAAAAATGGGAAAGGAATGTGAGAAAGACGGCGGCTATTGGGACAGCAACACGGAAATGACAGCCAGGGCTTTTGCTTGTTATGTCAAGGATAAGCTGCCCTATGCTTCTGATTATCTGGCAGGCCATGCGGATTGCGCGGTAGCTCTTGTTATGAATAAATCCGGGGAGACGGAAATCTTGAAAGCCTATCCCCAGGGCGAGGAACGCAGAGCGATCAATGCGGTGTTTGACGAGATCATGACGGATTTGAAATTGCAGCACACCCTTACCCATGCAGAAACAACGCTGCCTCTTGCGGTGCAGGCTGTACCTTTAGCTGAAAATGAGCAAATTTCGATCTTTACAATGGAACGCCCTTCGGTGATCGGACAGCTTGTGGCGGCAAGGCCGGCAGAAAAAAGTACGCCGGCGCAGGCGGCTCCCAGGAAATCCCTTGCGCCGGAAATTTAAGGAGGCGAAGCATTGGAAGAAAACAAGGATTACCAGGTTTACCGTTTTGACTATCTGACGGAAGGCAGCCAGCTCAAATTTGAGCACAGCGTATATTGCGAGGACGTGGATATTTCCTCCCTGATTACGCAGGGTACGGATGCACTGGAGGCATTACGTCAGGACAGCATAGACGGCGAACAGAAAGCCTTTGAGATCGTGCAGGCGGCGGCAAAACAATGGGAACAGCAGGCGGCGGTCACACAGAAATTGAACCGTGCGCTGGAATATCTGCGGACCCCGGAGGTTGCGCATACCGCAAACCAGTGGCAGCCCAATCAAAATAACAGTGATTGGGAAGAAATCAGCAACAAAGTCTATAAAATGAGCTGTCGGATCAGGGAGGACACCAGCTATGACCGTATCAAAAAGGTTATGGTTCCGACTGCATGGTATGTGACCTGGGATTTGTACTTGAATTCACCGAAGGACGGTCACAATATACATCTTGCCGGGCAGAACCAAAAGCGCTACACAGATAAAGCCGCTGCTGTAAAGTATCTGGACGGGCGCAAGAAAGCCTACTCCCACCTGTTTACTGAAATCTCGCCGCAGATTCCGAAAGAATATGAACGTCACTTTACCGTCAACGGCGCCCTTCTTCCCGGTTATACCGTAGAGGGCCAGGAGCCGGTCAAGGCAGAACACACCGCCGCCGAAGTTACGGAGGGCGGTATTTCTTTGCCCGAAAAGTCGGAAAAGCCTTCCGTGCTGGGGAAACTGGCGGCAGCAAAATCCCAGGAGAAGGCACCCGCCGCTCCTGCGGCAACGAAAAAGAAGGAGGACATGCAGTTATGAAAGTTTTAATGGTAGAACCGGGCAAATCGCCCTATGAAACTGAAATTGCCGGTGGTTTGGAATCATTGCAGGCCGCTGTCGGCGGGGACATTCAGGCTGTTTACCCCTATGATGATCCGGTTGCCCTGATCTGCAATGACGAAGGCAAGCTCATGGGATTGCCTTTGAACCGTGCCCTCCGTGATGACGAGGGCAATATCTATGACATTGTTGCAGGGAATTTCTTTCTCTGCGGGCTTGGCGAGGAAGATTTTACAGACCTTCCCGCAGACCTTATGGAGAAATACCGGCAGCAGTTTGAGCACCCGGAGCAGTTTGTCCGCATTGCCGGGAAAATCCTGGCGGTCAAGCAGCCGGTCCCTTCCCCTGAAGAACAGGAGGCGCAGCGGGCGCAGATGGCCACACAGCAGGCACAGCGGGAAGAAACGCGGCTGGACGATTCCACGGACCTGGCCTTTGACCTGGATGTGTTCTTTCGGCAGTACAGTGACGCTTATGCGGAGATGCACCCCGATTTCCATGAGGAAAAAGAGCGCATGGCGGATGAACTTCTTTCCGGGCAGACCGGAAAAATACGCATGAGGCTGGCAACCGTCATTCAGGAGGAACATCTGGACGGTGAGGCCGGGCCGCTGCTGGATCGTATTGCCGCCTATGAAAAGGAATACGGAATCAGCGCCTACTCCATTTACCAGCTTGACTTATCAGACAGCACGGATGATCTGCGCTTTATGTCTCTTGACTGGCTGGAAAAGAAAGGGCTCCCGGTAGACAGGGACAATTACCAGATGGTCTATGCGGCGGAACTCTCGCCCGGCGAAACGCTGGAAGATATTTATACCCGCTTTAACATCGACCACCCGGAGGATTTTAAGGGCCATTCTCTTTCTGTCTCTGATGTGGTTGTGCTCCATGAAAAAGGCAGCAACACCGCTTACTATGTGGACAGCATTGGGTTTAAGGAGCTGCCGGATTTCTTCGGCGGCACCCGGCAGCCGGAGGCAAAGCGGGACGGTTCGCTGCGGGAGCAGCTTGACGACGCAAAGAAGCAGGCGGCAAAAGCAGAACCAAAAACGCCGGAGAAAAAGAAAGAACCGGAAAGGAGCTGATGGCTTATGCTGATGGCAGAACAGGAACCCTATGCCTTAATGGTGCAGCCGGACGATATGCTGATCAGTCCCCGTGAGGTAAATGACAACTTCGGGACAATGGTATGCTTCCACCCGCGCTATGCCCTGGGCGACCATCACAATTATATGGACAAAGACGATTTCCTGCGGGAAATGTACTTAAACACCGTTGGCAACAACGAGCGGGGAATGGAACGCTATGAGCGCATGGTAAATATGGTCTGGAGCCGGAAAATGACCGGCGACCACCCCGATCCCCGCGCTGTGGATGATACCATGCTCCGGGTGATCTCTGAAAAATACATTGTGATGCCCCTGTATCTTATGGATCACAGCGGCCTTGCCATGCAGACCACCAGCTTCAACGATCCCTGGGACAGCGGACAGGTGGGCTGGGTGTATGTTTCCAAAGAGGATGTGCTGAAAGCATTTGGCGCAGAGAAAATGACCGGCGCTCTCCGAAAAAAGGCGGAGGATGTGCTGCGGGGCGAGGTCGCCGAGTATGATGCCTATCTACGGGGCGAGTGCTATGGCTTTGAGCTGTATAAAAACGGTGAGCTTTCAGATAGCTGCTGGGGATTTATCGGCAGTCTGGAAGATGCCTGTAAAGCCATAGCGGATTATCTGCCGGACGAGTGCAGGGGCATGACGGAGCGCCTTTCGGAAGTGAAAGAGCCGGCTTCCATGATCAAGACGCTCCTTCGGCACGCACGTATTCAGATCGAACAGGCGGCAAAAGCCCATGAACACGCTCCGCGCCAGCAGGTACTAAGCGAGGCGCGGTAGTGAAGAAACTATATTTTTTCAGAAAGGAGGATGCAGGTGCAGGAAGATATTGAACAAAGAACCATGTCGGTCACGGTTCAAGCGGCGAAACTGTCCGGACGGGTACTGAAAGCGGCTATTGCTGCCGCACTCCAAAAAATGGAGCAGAACCGTAACACACCGAAAGTTGGCAGAAACAGTATGAAACGGCTGACCGCCAGGGACCCCGGAGCCAGTACCATTGAAGTGACCGGGCGGATTCGCTCTTTTGAACGGATTGCCAAAAAGCATGAGATCCGCTACCACATCGAAAAGGACCCCGGCACAACCCCGCCCAAATGGACGGTGTATTTCAAGGCAAACCAGGCAGACGCCCTGACCGCAGCATTTAAGGAATATACAAGAAAAGACCTTGCCCGCAGCGCCAGACCGTCGCTGCTTTCCCAGCTTGCCAAATTCAAAGAGCTGGCACAGGCGCTTGGCCGTGACAGGGTTAAAAATAAGGAGCATGGAGGGCCGGAGCGTTGAAGATAGATACCGACACCCTGAAAAAGCAGGTGATCCTCCACCTGCCTTATCTTCTGTTCCTTTTGGTATTCGCGAAGCTGGGCCAGGCGGTGCGGCTGGCTCCCGGAGCGGACGCTTCCCAAAAGCTGCTGGGGCTAAGTGAGGGTTTCACTTATGCCTTTCAGAGTATGTGGCCCGGTGCCGGGAGCGACTGGCTGATCGGTCTTTGCGGTGCGGCCATTATGCGGCTGGCAGTCTATCTCAAAGGAAAGGACGCCAAAAAGTACCGCAAAAATGTGGAATACGGCTCTGCCCGCTGGGGCAGCAAAACAGATATTACCCCGTTTATGGACCCCAAGCCGGAAAACAACATCATCCTGACGCAGACAGAGGGGCTTATGATGTCCGGCAGGCCGAAGAATCCGGCTCATGCCCGGAATAAAAATGTGCTGGTGGTGGGCGGTTCGGGCTCCGGCAAAACGCGATTTTTTATCAAACCCAATCTCATGCAGATGCACTCATCGTATGTTGTCACTGACCCGAAGGGCACAGTCTTAATTGAGGTTGGAAAGCTGTTAAGCCGGGGTACGCCGAAGCTGGATAAGGAAGGGAAACCGGTTCGGGGCAAAAACGGGAAGATCGTGTATGAGCCTTATAAGATCAAGGTGTTCAACACCATCAATTTTTCAAAGAGTATGCACTATAACCCTTTTGCGTATATCCACAATGAGAAGGACATTCTCAAACTGGTAACGGTGCTGATCGCCAACACGAAGGGCGAAGGAAAATCGGGAGACGATTTCTGGGTCAAGGCCGAAACGCTGCTCTATACGGCGCTGATCGGCTACATCTACTATGAAGCGCCCTCCAATGAACAGAACTTTTCCACGCTGGTAGAAATGATAAACGCTATGGAGGTCCGGGAGGATGACGAGACTTTCAAGAACGCGGTTGACCTGCTCTTTGACGCCCTGGAACAGAAGGACCCGGACCACTTTGCCCTCCGGCAGTATAAAAAATACAAGCTGGCCGCCGGCAAGACCGCAAAATCCATATTGATTAGCTGCGGCGCCAGGCTTGCCCCCTTCGACATTAAGGAAGTCCGGGAGATCACCATGTACGACGAGCTGGAGCTTGACCTGGTGGGCGACAGGAAAACGGCGCTGTTCTTTATCATCAGTGATACGGATGCGACCTTTAATTTCCTTGTCAGCATGGCTTATACCCAGCTATTTAACTTGCTCTGTGAGCGGGCGGATGATAAGTTTGGCGGCAGGCTCCCGGTCCATGTGCGGTGCCTGATCGACGAGGCGGCCAATATCGGCCAGATCCCGAACCTGGAAAAGCTGATGGCAACCATCCGAAGCCGTGAAATATCGGCCTGCCTGGTGTTGCAGGCACAGAGCCAGCTCAAAGCACTTTACAAGGACAACATGGACACGATCATAGGCAACTGTGATTCTTCTCTTTTCCTGGGCGGTAAGGAAGAAACCACCTTAAAAAGCTGGAACTCCCTGCTGGGGAAAGAGACCATTGATATGTATAACACCAGCGTCACGAAGGGCACCCAGGAGTCCCACGGGCAGAACTTCCAAAAGCTGGGGAAAGATTTGATGTCCGTTGACGAGCTCGCGGTGATGGACGGCGGCAAGTGCCTCCTGCAGATCAGGGGTGTGCGTCCCTTCCTGTCCCGGAAGTATGATATTACCAAACACCCGAATTACAAATATCTTTCGGATTTTGACGAAAAGAACGCCTTTGACATAGAGAAATACCTGTCTACAAGGCTGCCTGTACGTCCTGGAGAGCTGTACCCCAACTATGAGATCACGCCGGAAGAACTGGCAGCACAGACAACCGCGTAAAACCCCGCCGTATCATTTCCTTATTTTATGGCGGGCTTTTATATACCCTTTGGAAAGGAGGCGCCTATTGCGGATTCGTGATTCTCCCCTGACAACTGAATAACCCCGCAGGTTTTACCCTGCCCCTGATGCCGCCGTCATGTTTTTGTAGGTTTTCTATTTGAGCATGGCGGCGGCTTTTTTCGTTCCCGGCCCAATGCGGCCACAACAACAAATTTTATGAACTTTAAGGAGGATTAACTTTATGGCTTTTTTTACAAGCGCGATTAACACGTTGAAGATTCTCGTGATCGCCCTGGGCGCGGGTCTCGGCGCATGGGGTGTCATCAACCTCTTGGAAGGTTACGGCAATGACAACCCCGGTGCCAAATCCCAGGGGATCAAGCAGCTTATGGCGGGCGGCGGTATCGCCCTGGTGGGTGCCACGCTGATTCCGCTCCTGTCCGGCCTGTTCGGTTAATGACTGATGGGCAGTCTGTTTGATTGGATAACAGACTGGATCAAAGAGGGCCTGATCGATGCAATCACCGGACAGTACACCGGTATTTTTGAATCGGTAAACAACCAGGTCGCGGATGTGGCCGGGCAGGTCGGGCAGACCCCGCAGGGCTGGAATGGCGGCGTGTTCAGTATGATCCAGAATCTTTCTGAAACCGTCGTCATTCCCATTGCGGGCATTATCCTGACCTTTGTGCTGGTATATGAGCTGATTCAGATGATTTTGGAAAAGAACAACATGCACGATTTTGACACGTTCAACATCTTTAAGTGGATTTTCAAGACCTTTGTAGCCACCTACCTGCTCACCAACTGCTTTACGATTGTTATGGCGGTGTTCGATGTCGCCCAAAGTGTGGTATCGCAGAGCGCCGGCGTGATAAACGGGAATCTGGATGTCACGGCGGCGCTGGCTGATCTGGAAACGCAGCTTGAAGCAATGGGGATGTGGGAGCTGATCGGCCTGTGGCTGGAAACCAACATCATCAACCTGTGCATGTGGGTACTGTCTATTGTAATCTTTGTCATTGTCTATGGCCGCATGATTGAAATATATCTCACGGTCAGTCTGGCACCCATACCGTTTTCCACAATGGCAAACCGTGAATGGGGACAGGTGGGGACGAACTATCTTCGTTCCCTGTTCGCTCTGGGCTTCCAGGATTTTTTGATTCTGGTATGTGTCGCGATCTATGCGGTGCTGGTCCAGTCGATTCCCTCGTCCGGCGATATTCACGGTGCGATCTGGGGCACGGCGGGATATACCGTCCTGCTGGCCTTCGCCCTCTTTAAGACAGGCTCGTTATCAAAAAGTATTTTTAACTCGCATTAGCGGGTAACTATTACATTCTAACAAGGAGGACTTTCATTATGAGTAAAACCAACACTGAACCCATGCAGCCGGAGACCCAGGCGCCCGAAGGCTTGAAGCTGGATGTAACCGTGCGCCCGATTGCCCCGATGGGGAACCTCTTGGCCTTTGCCAATGTGACGATTGGCGACTGTTTCAAAATCGACGGCTTCCGCATCTGCTCCGGCGAGAACGGCCTGTATGTCAACATGCCTTCCACCCAGGATAAGCAGGGAAAATGGAGGGATGTCTGCTGGCCGGTGACGGCGGATTTCCGCAGGCAGCTTAATGACGCCCTGATCGAAGGGTACGGCCAGGCGATTGAAAATTTGCAGGCCACCCTTGAAGCGACCAGGGGCGCGGCGGAAAAACCTTCCCTGACCGGCACCCTGAAAGAAAATGCCGGAAAGGTCAAGACGCAGCCGACAAAGCCCGCACCTGCCAAGAGTGAGCAGGCCCGATGATGCCGGAGGCCGGAAAATATGGCATTGTGTACGCGGACCCACCCTGGCGCTATGACATGAAGCGCGGCAAAGGCGTGGCGGAAAACCATTACCCCACCATGAGCATTGATGAAATATGCGCACTGCCGGTTGCAGACCTTGCAGCCAAAGACAGTGCGCTTTTTCTATGGGCCACCTTCCCGCAGCTTAATGAGGCGTTCCGGGTGATCGAGGCGTGGGGCTTCCAGTATAAGACCCTGGCGTTTCTGTGGCTGAAGCAGAACAGGAAAGCCGATAGCTGGTTTTATGGGATGGGCTTCTGGACCCGGTCTAACGCGGAGGTGTGCCTGCTGGCAACACGCGGGCACCCGAAACGCCAGTGCGCGGGAATCCACCAGTTTGTGATCTCCCATATCGAGCAGCACAGCAAGAAGCCTGATGAAGTGCGGGACAAGATCGTGAAGCTCATGGGCGATCAGCCCAGGGTGGAGCTTTTTGCCAGGCAGCAGACGCCCGGCTGGGATGTGTGGGGCAATGAAGTGGATTGCAGTATCACGATGCCACAGAATGGATAGAAAGCATTTTCACGGATTGGAGGTGACAACGAAATGCCTTATGTACCCGTACCCAAAGACTTAACTACAGTCAAGACCAAAGTAGCCGCTGGCCTGACGAAGCGCCAGCTTATTTGTTTCAGTCTGGCCGCGCTGGTGGGGCTGCCGGTATATTTCCTTACCCGCGGCGCCATCGGCAATTCGGCGGCGGTACTCCTTATGATCGGCCTGATGATGCCCTTTTTCTTCTTTGCCATGTATGAGAAGGACGGGCAGCCGGCGGAAAAGCTGTTGAGGAACCGGCTCCGCTATAAGCTCTGGCCGAAAAATCGCCCTTACCGGACGGAAAATCTCTATAAATCCATTTCCAAAAAGGAGGTATCACAGATTGCCAAAAACCAAACAGCAGGAGGCGCAGGAAAAACGTCTGCAAAGAAACGTAAAGCAGGCCAAAAAGACCCGCGCCGAAGCAAAAAAGGCAGGAAGTAAATCTGCCTCTCCTGCCGGGCCGAAGAAAAAGCCCGGCTTTTTTTCCGGGCTGAAAGCGGACGCCCCGCAGACGGTCCAGCAGAGTATTCCCTATAAGGAAATGTACCGGGACGGTATCTGCCGTGTGAGCGGCAATTATTACACCAAGACGGTGCAGTTCTTTGATATTAACTACCAGCTTGCACAGGCGGACGACAAAGCGCAGATTTTTGAGGGCTACTGCGATTTCCTGAATTACTTTGACGCCTCGATCCATGTGCAGCTCACCTTCATCAACCAGCGGGCCAATATGCAGGACTTTGTTCGGAGCATAGATATTCCTACCCGCGGGGACGAGTACGACGGAATCCGCAGGGAGTATGCAGATATGCTGAAAAACCAGCTCCAAAAAGGCAACAACGGCCTTACCAAGCGGAAATATATCACGTTTGGGATTGAGGCGGAGGATCTTCGCACGGCGAAAATGCGCCTGGAACGGATCGAAACGGATGTGCTGGGGAACTTCAAAGCCCTGGGCGCGCAGGCAAGGCCCTTAAACGGGCTGGAACGCCTGGAGCTTTTGCACAGCCAGCTCCACCCGGACGGCCAGGAGAAATTTCATTTTGCCTGGAGCGACCTGCCGAAAACCGGGCTTTCCACAAAGGACTATATTGCCCCTTCCGGGCTCTCCTTCTCCCAGGACGGCAAGACCTTCCGGGTGGGCGACCATTCCGGCGCGGTGTCCTTTTTGCAGATTTTAGCGCCGGAGCTGACGGACCGGCTGCTTGCCGACCTGTTGGACTTGAACGACGCTGTAACGGTGAACCTTCATATCCAGTCTATCGACCAGGCGCAGGCGATCAAGAACATCAAACGCAAGATGTCTGATTTGCAGAAAATGACGATTGAGGAACAGAAGAAAGCGGTCCGCTCCGGCTACGATATGGACATCATACCTACCGACCTTGCCACTTATGGCGAAGAAGCGAAAAATCTCTTGCAGGATTTACAGAGCAGGAATGAAAGAATGTTCCTTGTGACGGTGCTGGTGGAGAATATCGCCCCGAAACGCCAAAAGCTGTTCAACGATATTTTCGCTGCTTCCGGTGTGGCGCAGAAATACAACTGCGCCTTAAAACGTCTGGACTTCCAGCAGGAGCAGGGCCTTATGTCCTCCCTCTGCCTTGGACAGAACCAGATCGAGATCGAGCGGGGGCTTACCACCAGCAGCACGGCCATTTTCGTGCCGTTTACCACCTGCGAGCTGTTCCAGGAGGGCGAGGCTTTATATTACGGTCTCAACGCCCTTAGCAATAACCTGATTATGGCGAACCGCAAGAACCTGAAAAACCCCAACGGCCTGTTTCTGGGGACGCCCGGCAGCGGCAAGTCCTTTTCTGCCAAGCGTGAGATCGTCAATGTGTTCCTTCTGACGGAGGACGACATCATCATAGCAGACCCGGAAAATGAGTACGGGCCTTTGGTAAAGCAGTTTGGAGCCCAGGGGCAGGTCATTGACATTTCCCCCAACTCCACCAACTACATCAATCCGATGGACATTAACCTGGACTATTCGGACGATGAAAACCCGATCACCCTGAAAAGTGATTTTATCCTGTCCTTGTGTGACCTTATCATCGGCGGCAAGGAAGGGCTTTCCCCCATTGAAAAGACGATCATTGACCGCTGCACAAGGCTTGTGTACCGGGACTATTTGCAGGACCCGCGCCCGGAAAACATGCCGATTCTGGGGGATCTGTACGACCTCCTTCGCAAGCAGAGCGAGCCGGAGGCGCAGAATATCGCCACGGCGCTGGAAATCTACGTCAACGGTTCCCTAAATGTGTTTAACCACCGTTCCAATATCCAAATGGATAACCACCGGGTACTGTGCTTCCAGTTGAAGTCGTTGGGAAAGGCCCTGAAAGAGATCGGCCTTCTTATCATGCAGGACGCGGTCTGGAACCGTGTTACGGCCAACCGTTCCAAACATAAGACGACCTGGTTCTATATCGATGAATTCCACCTCCTGCTGAAAGGCCAGACAGGAAGTTTCAGCGTGGAGATATGGAAAAGATTCCGAAAATGGGGCGGGATTCCCAGCGGCTTAACGCAGAATGTGAAGGACCTGCTGGCTTCCAGGGAGATCGAGAACATTTTTGAGAACTCGGATTTTATCTACATGCTCAACCAGGCCCAGGGAGACCGGCAGATTTTGGCGAAGCAGTTAGGCATTTCGCCCCACCAGCTTTCCTATGTGACCCATTCCGGCCCCGGCGAGGGCCTTTTGTTTTTCGGCAACGTGATTATTCCATTCGTTGATCACTTCCCGAAGGACACCCTTCTGTATTCGGTCCTTACCACAAGGCCGGAGGAAGTGGCAGGCGCATGAGCGCCGGCAGACAATCACAGATAATTTAGACTGGAGGTGATGGATATGTCCCGCGATAAAGAAATCAGGCGGCAAAAAGACGCGGCGCGGCAGCCGGCGAGGAAAACAGAAACCGATGTCCGGGCCGGCGAGATGCGAGGACAGGATTTTGATTTGCGCCGAGCCCGTGACGCACCTGGGCAGGAAGATAACCGCCATAAAGGACGGAACCTGTATCAAAGGGTTTCGGAGGGCGGCACGGTTCCGGCAGCGGATTCAGGCGTGGATTTTACCGCTTCCCGGCAGGCGTCCGGGGATTCTGTTCAGGACAGCCGCAGCGATCCGCAGGAAAGCGGGCCGGATTTTTCCGGGCGTGACAGCTTTCGCGAAAGCAGACAGCAGGATTCCGGGCACAGTGATTCCGGCAGGTTCCGGCGCCAGGATGCCGACTTTTCCCGGCGCGGCGGCCAGGAGCTGTCCGGTTCCGGCAGTTCGGAGGTTTCCGCTTCTTCGGAGGCCGGCAGTACAAATGCCGGGGAAACACCGGGCCGGCGCCGGATGCACCAGCACGGCAACAAATACCAGCAGCGTTTTCAGGAGGCGGCAAAAGCCGAGGAACCCCAGGAAAAACAGCCGGGAGCAGCCGAAGGAGAACCGAAACGGCCTTCCAAGCTGGAATTTACCGCTGACGAGCTGCCACCGGAGGCGGCGGATAAAAAGCTGACCCAGGCGAGGCGCAAGGCCGAGCGTGTGGAAAAAAAGCTGGAGGATGCCGAGGCGCGACTGCCTTCCCGGAAAAAACTGCGGATGGAGACGGCTTCCGACCCGGAGACCGGCAAAGCAAAAAAGCGGCTGAAATTTGAGCAGGAAGTAAAATCCCAGCGGGCCCATGTAAAGGGCTCCCTTCCCATGCGCCCGGTAAAGGCGGCTGCAAATACGGCAGCCGGTTACGCACATAAAAAAATCTACCAGGCGGAGGAAGAAAATGTTGGCGTGAAAGCCGCCCACCGCACCGAGCTTGTGGGTGAGGCCGGGGCGCGCACCCTGTACCACCGCCATAAAACAGCGCCTTACCGCCGGGTGACAAAGCTACAGCAGAAATCAGCGAGGGCTAACGCGCAGCTTGCCTACCGGCAGACCCTTTCAGATCACCCGGAGCTAAAGAAGAATTTCCTTGCCCGGATGTGGCAGAAACAAAAGCTGAAACGGCAGTATGCCAAAGCCGCAAGGGAGGCACAGAAAACCGGAAAGCGGGCAAAGGACGCAGCCGTTACGACGGAGAAGATCGCTGCCTCGGTGGTAAACACCGTCAAGCGCCACCCGGTTATCTGCGGCGTTCTGATCCTGCTGCTTCTGGTGGTCTTTCTCATTACTTCGCTGTTTTCCTCATTTTCCAGTATCGGGACCGGGGGCCTGGGAAGTATCGCCGCCTCCACCTATCTGGCGGAGGACCAGGACATCAACAACGCGGAGCTTATCTATACCGAGTGGGAAACAGACCTGCAGATGGAAATAGACCGCGTGGAGACAGACCGGCCCGGTTATGACGAGTACCGCTATAACATCGGCGCTATCGAGCATGACCCCTATATCCTGATGGGCTATCTCACTTCTGCCTATCAGAATTTTACCTACGGGCAGATCGAGGGCGTCCTGCGGCAGCTTTTCAATGAGCAGTATTCCCTTACCTTTACGGAGGAAACGGAAATCCGCTATCGGACAGAGACCCGTGTTGACCCGGAGACCGGCGAGGAAACCGAGGAAGAAGTACCCTATGAGTGGCACATCTTAAATGTAAAGCTCACGCCCACGCCTCTTGCAAACCTGGTGGTACAGCGCATGAGCGCCGAGCAGAAAGAAATCTGTGAGATTCTATTGCAGACAAAAGGAAACCGCCAATATGTGCAGAACGTGTTTGGGACCAACTGGCTCCCTTACGTTACCAGCTACTACGGCTACCGGGTACACCCCATCAGCGGGGAAAAGAACTACCATACCGGCGTTGACATCGGCATGGCCCAGGGCACGGAAATCTTAGCCGGCCATGACGGAACGGTGACGCTGGCAGGAAATGCGGGCGGCTACGGCCTGTGTGTCGCCATTGAAGGCGAGGCTTACGAGGGCCATACCCTTACCACCAAATACGGCCACTGTTCGCAGATTCTTGTGTCTGTAGGCCAGGAGGTAAAGGCCGGGGATGTGATCGCGAAGGTTGGCAGCACCGGCAATTCCACCGGGCCGCACCTGCACCTGGAGGTATTAGTGGACGGGCAGTATTTGAACCCGCTGTATTTTGCAGATACCGGCGACACCAGCAGTACCGGCCTGCCAGACATTGGCGCGGGCGGAGGCGGCAGCTACTTTGATTACGATATTCCACCGGAGGCCCTTGCGGATGAACAGTTCGCGGCCATGATCGCGGAGGCGGAGAAATACTTAGGCTATCCGTATGTGTGGGGCGGCGCAAGCCCTTCCACTTCCTTTGACTGTTCAGGCTTCGTTTCCTGGGTAGTCAACCATACCGGCTGGAACTTCGGGCGGCTTACTGCGGACGGGCTTCTGGGCGTGTGTACGCCTGTATCGAGCGCGGACGCAAGGCCCGGCGACCTGATTTTCTTCCAGGGCACCTATAACACCAGCGGCGCAAGCCATGTGGGAATCTATGTCGGCAATGGAATGATGATCCACTGCGGGGACCCGATCTCTTACGCAAATATCAATACAAGTTACTGGCAGAGCCACTTCTATACTTTTGGCCGTCTGCCCTAACAGAATGGAGGTAACAAATTGAACCCTAAAATTGAAAAACTGGCAAAAGACATTGAAAAGACCAAGGCGAAGATCGCGGAGCAGCAGGCCAGGCTCCGGGAGTTGGAGAAACAGAAAACGGAGCTGGAGAACACCGATTTTGTGGCGGTGGCCCGCAGCTACCACCTGACGCCCCAGGAATTGGCCGAATTCTTAAAAACGCGGCAGATGGCACAGGAGCCTTCGCCGCAGGAACAGGAGGAAGTGCATGAGGACTAAACGAATCTCTCTCCTTGTGGCGCTTGTGTTTCTCATAGGCGCCATGACCTTACCCATGACGGCTTTTGCCGCCGGGGGCAAGGACACCACGCCGCCCACGCTTACGGCGGTGCTGGATGGGGAAACCGTAAAGATCGAGAGCAGCGACGACAATTCCGGCGTGGAGGCGGTCTATATTGACAAGACCCGTGTCAATTCCCTTGTGGACGGGAAAGCCTCTGTCGCCCTGAAGGATTATGCCGGCACGGATAAAAAAGTGAGCGTCTACGCGGTGGATTATGCCGGGAACCGTTCTGATACTGTGAAGTTTGACAACCCCTATTATAAGGAGCCGGCGCCCACGGAAAAACCGGCTGCCCCCACGCAGCCGAGCCAGAGCGGCACACCGGCAACGAGGCCGGCACAGACCCAGCCGGCTTCTTCCGGCAGCACGGGCACCGGCACCCAAGGCGGCAATTCCGGCAGTTCCAATACGGGGGCGACTTCGGGAGGCACAAGCTCCGGCAGTACGGGAAATTCCGGCGGCAGTTCTTCCGGCACGCCGGAGCCCACCACTTCCTCCGTCCCGGAGGGCGCTTTCACCCCGGAGGGAACCGGGACCGTGCAGGACAGCGCCACCGGCGAGGATGGGGATAAACAGTTTTATACCATTACCACCGAGGCCGGGAATGTGTTCTATCTTATCATTGACGGCAAGCGTGACGACAACAACGTGTATTTCCTGAACGGCGTCACCGAGGCGGACCTGATGGCCCTTGCGGAAAAGGGCGACGGCAGCGTCAGCGTGATCCCGGCTGCGGATGTCTGCAACTGTAAGGAGAAATGCGAGGCCGGGAAAGTCAATACCGGCTGCCCGGTCTGCAAGAATGACTTAAACGGCTGCACCGGGAAGGAAAAGCCGGCAGAGCCGGAGGAAGCGGCTGAACCGGAGCAGCCGAAGAAAGATACCGGCAGTGCCGGCACGATCATTTTTATCATCGTCGCCCTGCTTGCGGTCGGAGGCGTCGGCTACTATGTGAAGATCGTGCGCCCGAAGCAGCAGGCGGAGGACGAGGACGAATTTGACGAGGACGACGGCTACGGGGAGGGCTTTGACCCGGACGAGGCTTACGGGGAGCCGGAATATCTCTCCGAGGATGACTTTGAGGACAGTACCCATGAGGACGGCGAGTAATGCGCCGTCCTTACCTATTTTATGAAAGTGAGGTCTTTCTATCGTGAATATGAAAACAAACACACACCGCCGCGGCCTGCACAGGATCGTGGCGTTTTTACTCTGCGCGGTATGCGTCTTTAGCCTGCTCCCCGCTCAGGCGTTTGCGGCAGGCGTGGGCCAGAAAGCAAGCTCCTGGCTGGGCGACCAGTATGTAGGTTCTGACGGGCAGCATTATTACGCGCCTGCACCCTATACCTTTCTTGCCTACCATTCGGATGGCACAGTAGATGTCCGCACCGGTTCCGGCGGCAATGCCTACCGGCATTACATGCTGACAGATTCAGACGGTATCAGCCATCATGTCTACTGTGTGGAAAGCGGGATTGCCTATAACACTTCCGAAAATACCTATACTTCGGAGAACGGGACCAACAGCAATTACCTGAATATGCTTCCTTCCGCTGCCAAACGCGGCATTACCCTGACGGCGATCTATGGCTGGAAACCCGGCGCCTCCCTTCCTGTTTCCGGGATCAATGAGGATGATTATAAGATTGCGACGCAGATCATTCTCTGGGAATACCAGCAGCAGCTTCGGAGCGACCCCTACAGCAGACACAGCAACGGCCACGCTTCGGCGGACCAGTATTACAGCGTGGTTGCCGGGCGTCCTGCGGAAAGGGCATACAACTGGATTCTGGAACAGGTGGCGTCCCACTCCACCGTCCCTTCCTTTACCGCGGCGAACCAGGGGGATGCCCCTGTCCTGGAACTGAAATGGGACACCGGCAGAAAGGTCTATACCCTGACTGTTACCGACACCAACAACCTGAATATCGACCTGGAAATGCTTTCCGGCAGCGGCGTGACCGTGAGCAGGAACGGCAACAAGTACACTTTCACCAGCAAAAACATGATTATGGACCCGGTGAGCTTTGAGTTCAGGAAAGACATTCCGGTAGCCAACGATATGCTGATCTGGGGCAGGCCCGGCTACCAGACCATGATGACCGGCGCCAGCGACCCGGTTTCCTTCTTTATGAACATCAAAACGGAGACCTACGGCACCGCAAAGATCGTCAAGACCAGTGAGGACGGCATTGTGTCCGGCATTTCCTTCCGCATTTCCGGCACGGATATTCTGGGTAATGAGGTCAATGAAACTGTCACTACCGGGGATAACGGCCAAGTGGAAAAGAAATTCCTGCCCGGCACTTATCTGGTGACGGAAATCCCGGTTGACCGCTATGTGACCCCTTCTGCGCAGTACATCACCATTGAGAGCGGCCAGACTTCTTCCGTCCATTTCAGCAATATCCTGAAGAAATTCCGTGTGCATGTGGTAAAGAGCGACGCGGACACCGGGACCGCCCAGGGCGACGCTACCCTTGCCGGGGCGACCTATGGGATTTACAACAATGGCGAGCTGGTAGATACCTATACCACCGAGCCGGACGGCAGTTTTATGACCCGCTACTATGTTTGCGGCGATAGCTGGACGGTACGGGAGATCGAGCCCAGCACCGGCTATCTTTTGAATGATACGGTCTATGAGGTGGGCGCTTCCCCGACGCTGTACGAGGTGGAGCTGAACACCACGGAGAACCAGGTCACGGAAACCGTAATCTATGGCAATATCCAGCTTGTAAAGCATACGGATAACCCGGACCCGGATGTGTCCGAGGAAGAAAATACGGAAGAACCGAATGAGGGTGTGGTCGAGCGTCCGGAGGCCGGGGCGGTCTTTGAAATCTACCTGAAGGCGGCGGGCAGCTATGACGCGGCAAAGGAAAGCGAGCGCGACCTGCTCACCACGGACAGCGACGGCTTTGCTTCCTCCAAAATGCTCCCTTACGGCCATTATACGGTCCACCAGACAGCCGGTGAGGAAGGCAAGGCGTTCATTCCTGATTTTACCGTCTTTATTTCCGCAAACGGCCAGACCTACAGCTATATCCTGAATAACCGCACCATTACCGCAAGGCTCAAAGTGGAGAAATGCGACGCCGAAACCGGGAACATTATCCCGATGACCGGCACGGGCTTCCAGATCAAAGACCTTTCCACCGGGGAATTTGTCACCCAGGAAATCTTCTACCCGAACCCGGAAACCCTGGATACCTTCTATGTTTCGGACGAAGGCTGGCTCATGCTGCCGGAACCTCTGCACACCGGGGATTATGAGCTTTATGAGGTGGCGGCGCCTTACGGCTATGTCCTTTCCAGTGAGCCCGTACCGTTCACCATTGACGGCAGCGAGGCGGTTGTGACTGTCACACAGTATAACATGCCCCAGAAGGGCCAGCTCACCATTACAAAGACCGGCGAGGTATTCGCCTCCGTCCAGGAAAATGACGGCCTGTATCAGCCGGTGTATGAAGTCATGGGGCTTCCCGGCGCGGTCTATGATGTGATCGCTGACGAGGATATTTATACCGGCGACGGGACCCTCCGTGCGGCAAAGGACACCGTTGTGGAAACCCTTACCACCGGGGAGGATGGAACCGCACAGAGCGGGCTTCTGTACCTGGGCCGCTACCGTCTGGAAGAACGCCAGGCGCCGGCGGGGATGGTCGTAAATGCCGCCCCGGAATATGCGGAACTGACCTACGCGGGCGAGACCGTGGAGATCACGCAGACCGCCGTAGGGCTGTATGACGAGCGCCAGAAGGTGGATGTGGCCCTGTTCAAAGCCCTGGAAACAGACGAGCTTTTCGGGCTCGGCATGAATGAGGAATACAAGGACATTTCCTTTGGCCTGTACGCCTCCGCTGACCTGACCGCTGCGGATGGCAGCGTGATCCCGGCAGGCGGGCTTCTGGAAGTGGTCTCCGTTTCCGCGAATGAGGCGGGCGGCTATGACGCTTGCTTTGATTCCGATTTGCCGTTTGGCAGCTATTATGTGCAGGAGCGTACCACAAACAGCGCCTATGTGCTTTCCGATACCAGATACCCGGTAGTCTTTGAGTATGCGGGCCAGGAGGCGGCGCTGGTACAGATTCTTGTCAATGAGGGCGAGGCTGTTCCCAATGACCTGCTCCGCGGGCGCATTGACGGCGTGAAATATGGCGAGAGCACGGATGGCAACGAGGATGTGAAGCTGGCCGGCGCGGTCATGGGCCTGTTTACGCCTGATACCGAGGAATTTACCGAAGAAAACGCGCTGCTTACCGTAACCACCGGCGAGGACGGCAGCTTTGCCTTTGAGAATATCCCTTACGGTCACTGGATCGTAAAGGAAATTTCCGCTCCCGCGCTCTATACGGTGAGCCCGGAGGAACACCATATTTATATCGGCGAGGACGGTCAGGCAATCGAAATCCGCGTGGATGATACCCTGATCCGCGGACGGGTGCAGCTCCACAAGACCGAGGCGGTGGATGAACCTTCCGCTGTGGAGAACGACAAGGAGAATACTTTCCTGCGCTTCCTCTCCGGCGCGGTATTTGAACTGTATGAGGACGCCAACGGCAACAAGGAACTGGACGCCGAAGATACGCTGGTTGGCACTTTGAAAGAGACGGACGGCGGATTCCACATGGCGGAGGGCCTTCTGGCTAAAGGCTATTTTGTAAAGGAAAAGAAAGCGCCGGAGGGCTACCAGCCTGACGAAAAGGCTTATTACTTTGCGATCACCGAGGACGGCCAGACCGTTGTGATTGAAAACGGCGAGACAGGCCGGGGCTTTACCAATGAGGCATACCGCGGCAACCTGAAAATCACCAAAGATTCCAGTGACGGACGAAAGGACGGCTTTGCCATTGAGGTCAAGAGCGCGGACTGTTCTTACTGTGAGACCTTCACCACACCGAAATCCGGCGTGATCGAAGTCAAGGGGCTGCGCGTTGGTATTTATACCGTAACCGAGCTTTCCAACCGTGCAAGCAAGGATTATATCATTCCTGACGCGGCCACGGTGGAGATCAAGGCAGACCAGACCGCCACGGTTCAGTTCTTCAACGAGAAGCCGGAGGAACCGGAGACTCCTGATAACCCGAAAACACCGTCCAAGCCTTCCACCCCCTCTAATCCTGATAAGGCGGTACCGCAGACCGGGGATGACAATTTCATTTTCCTGTACGGCGGCCTTCTGGCGCTGGCATTGATTGGCGGTGGAGTGTTTGCTGCCTTCTATTTCAAAAAGGGAAAATACAGCAGACAGACCCCTAAAACAAAGGCTGCGGGCATTGCGGTCCTCTCCCTCTGTGCGGCACTGGCATTAGGCAGCGGCTTCCTGATGGTCTGTGACCTCTGCCAGTACAGCGAAAGCGCCGGGGCTTATGATGACCTTGCGGGGCTGGTGGAGCTGCCGGAGCAGACCGAAGCGCCGGAGGATACGGAGACCGGAACGGCGCCCGTCCCCACGGAGCCTGCTGCGGAAATCCCTTCCGTGGTCCTTCCCACGGTGGACTTTGAGGCTTTGCGGGAAAACGGGCCGGACATTATCGGCTGGCTCAGCCTTCCCGATACGGTTATCAACTACCCGGTAACGCAGGCGGACGACAACGAGTATTACCTGCACCACCTGTATGACGGCACCTACAATAAGGTGGGGTGCCTGTTCGCGGATTATGAGAACAAGGCGGATTTTTCGGACCGGAACACCATTATTTACGGCCATAACATGCGGGACGGCTCCATGTTCGCCGCCCTGAATGAGTATGACGAACAGAGCTACTTTGATACCCATAAGCAGATGTACCTTGTGACCCCGGAGGGCGGTTATCTCTGTGAGGTTTTCGCGGCGTTTGTAGCAAAGCCTTCCGAATCCGGCAGCGATACCTCTCCCTGGCGTCTTAGCTGGAAGGATGACGGCGCTTATACGACCTGGCTTACCGCTATGGCGGAGCGTTCCGTTGTGGAAACGGATGTCACGGTGACAAGCAGCGATAAGGTGCTGACCCTTTCCACCTGCACGCCCGGAGGCGCGAGCCGCTTCATCGTCATGGCAAAGCTGGTGGAAGTAAACAACTGAACAGGCTGAAAACCGGTGCGGGGGCATGTGCTCCCGCACCAGTCATTCATGACAATAGAAAGCGTGCTTTCTATTGTATACAAGGAGGATTTTTTCTATGGTGAATACCATTGTTTCAATACCCGGCTATGTGCACCTGTACCGCTCCCTTCTCCGGTTCTATGACATGCCGGAAAATGAGATCAGGGAAATGCTGTATCTGCTTAACACGGCCAACCTGGACTGCTACGGGTATTACCACCCGGAGCGGGAACTGGTTGAGAGCGGCCCGGTAGCCTTCTGCCACTGGCTGGAGACGATGGACTGCCGGCCCTACCGCACGGAGGTACAGCTTTACAAGTCGCTGCTGTTCCTACAGCGCAGCGTGGACCGGGACCTGATCGTGACCTCCCAGCGGGAGGCATTGCAGACGCTTAAATGTATTATCTCCAATATCGAATACCGCTTTTACAAGGCTTATGAAATGGAGATCGAGGACAAACGGACCGTGTACGGGGAATGTACCTACCGGCTGGTCCCCAGGGAGGACGAACCGAGCGTGTGCCTGATGCACGACTGGATTTATCTGCCGAGCGCGTAATATGCAAAAAAAGTTGTCCCGGATTCTATACAGGATTCGGGACAAATCCATTTTCAAAGGAGGGATGCCCTATCACACAGAAAGAGGTCAATGCCGTTTTTGACGGACAGGTGGCTCTATGCAGGGAAATTCTGCAAAAGAAAACCAAAGAATACACCGGGGACGATACGGACCGGCTGGGGGCTTTCAAGGCCGCCGCTGCTTTGCAGCACACAACACCGGAGCGCGCCCTTGCCGGGATGCTGGCAAAGCATATCGTTTCCCTGTATGATATGTGCTTTGCCGATGGCGTGAGCTTCGATGCCGGCACATGGGACGAGAAGATTACAGACAGTCTTAACTATCTGTTTTTACTGAAAGCGATTGTAAAGGAGGGACAGGACAATCAACAAAATTGAAGTAAAGGTTTTGAACTGCCAGGCGGTGGCGGAGGCTGAAAAAAACATGGTGTTTGCGGCCAGGCTTACCCAGCGCGGGCATAAGATTAATACAATGGAGGACCTGACGGCGCTTTATGAAAAGTCGTTCAGTAATGACACCGTAACGGCGATCAGTAAACTCCCGCACCCCACGGTCCAGAAATTCGCGGTTATCACCGTTGCCATTGTGGGCGCAAGCAGGCGTTTCCTGGCGCAGATCACCAGGCACCAGAACGAAGTAAAGTTTATGAGTGCGTCCTTACAGTACAGCAACTATGCGGGGCAGGCGGACTTTGCCGTGCCTTATGAGATTTTGGCTGCGCCAAAGGCAATTCAGGAAATGTATCTGGAAAGCTGTAAATCCGATATGGATTGTTATGAAGAACTGTGCGCGGCGGGGATCGGGCATGACGCGGCGGGCTATGCCACGCCCCAGGGACTTAGGAATGTTCTGATTATCAGCGCCACGCCCTACCAGTGGAAACATATCATCGGCCAGCGGGTATGCCGGCGCAATACGGACGAGACCCGGATTGTGCTCTTAAAAATCTGGCAGGAGCTTTTTGCATTGAGCCCGGTACTCTTTGCACCCGGCCTTACCGGACCTTTCTGCCAGAGGGATAAGTGCCTGGAGGGGAAAATGTGCTGCGGGAGAAAGATTGCGGGCAGCATGACGCCCGGCGAAATTTTGGCGGCGGATTACCCGCTGCTTAGGAAAGGCGGCGCCCATGAAGATTAAGCTGATCGATTTTGGCGTGCCGGAGGAACAGAGACCCTACCGGCCACATGGGAACGATGCCGGCGCGGATGTGTATATGCCTTATGACTGTACCCTACAGCCCGGCGAGACCGCGAAGATCCCCCTGGGGTTTGGGATCGAAGTGCCGGACGGATATGCCGGGTATGTGTTCCCCCGCAGCAGCATGGCCGCCAAAGGGCTGGTCTGTGAGCTGCCGCCTGTAGATTCCGGCTACCGTGGGGAAATCCACGCGATTCTAAGCAATGTGAGCAGCCGGACGCGGCACATTCCCAAAGGGTCAAGGATCGGCCAGCTCGTTATTACGCCGGTAGTGATCGCGGATTTTGTGACAGAGCTTGGAGAGCAGCGGGGCACCGGAGCCTTTGGCAGCACCGGAAAATGACAGGGAAAAGCGGCACCAGCTTTATCAGCAGGCGCCGCCTATGCCCTTAGTATTGGTCTAAAATGTCGTGATGCCCCACATCAACGAGGATAATCAGCTTGTCGCCTTCATAGTACCAGATAATGCGGATGTCCATGTTGACGCTGCACTCAAACAGGTCCTTGGTTCCCTGGATGCGTTTGGTCCGTAAGGACGGGTGCATGGGGTTTTCGGCAAGAAGCCTTAATTTGTTCTGGAGCTGCTTTTTCTCCTGCGCGTTCAGGTCCTTAAAGTGTTTTTCAAACCGTTTGGTAAAGGTAATCTGATAAGCCATCAATCCGCCTCCAACTTTGCAAACAACGCGTCTACACTGTCAAAGACAGGCTGCTCACCGGAGGCGATTTTTGCCTTTACCTCGCCCAGTTCGCCGCGGAGTTCGTCAAGGTACTTTTTCGGGTAAACGACAACCGGCAGCATACAGATGGTCCCGTCCTTCTCGAAAATATCCAGCTTGTCGCCTTCGGAAAGGCCCAGCTTGACGATGATCTCCTTCGGTATGGTAATCTGTGACTTCTGGCGTAATTCGGCCAGCATACAATCATCTCCTTCGCCCTGAATTTGAAAGTAAGAATTTCTAACTTTCTTACCTATAGTATATCCACTTTCCGGGGATTATGCAAGGGGGTACGAAAAAAGTTTACATTTCATTTTGAAGAAAGGCAGCATGGGTTTGGGCCCTTAGACAAAAGAAGGCTCATTTTAGGACAAAACAAGGATTATCGCCGGTATAGGGATTGGACATTATCAGGACATTGCCGGGTACAATAATAAGAAAAGCGGCCAACCACTGGCCGCTCTACCGTTTGCTATTGAGTTCTTTCATAATGCCGAGAATATATTCCATTGATTTTGAGTCCAGTTTCTTGGCCTCAGCCATGAATTCCTGTAATGTCTGCGGGCAGGCATTTTCTTCATCAAAGAATTCCTGGGGTGTTACGCCGAGATATTCGCAGATGTAGAAAAAGGACTGCATGGCGGGAAGTGACTTCTTATTCTCAATGTTATTGATGTAGTTGTTTGCCTGACCCAGAGACAAAGACATGTCACGGGCAGATACACCCTTTAGCGCCCTTAGCTTTGCCAGCCGTTCCGGGACAAAATCTTCATACATCATAGTCACCTCCTTCTGCATAATAGATTGTACCTTACAGGAGGCAAATATTCGGTAGATGAAAAAGGGTATTTGCATTGACTTGCTAAAATAAACCTATTACAATATAGCAAGGCGGTAGTTTTAATCTATTATCGGAGGTGCCAGATGGAGAAGAAGATATGCTGTGTCACAGGGCCCAGGGATTTACCGCAGAATCAGATCAACTATGTAAAGGCTGCGCTGCTGCGTGAAATTGAAAAGGCGGTTGCGGACGGCTTTACCTGTTTTATGAGTGGGTTCGCGGAGGGCGTGGACCAGTATTTTGTGGAAATGGTTATGGAAAAACAGAAAGACGATCCGTCACTGGAACTGATTGCCGTGATCCCGTATCAGAAACGGTTGGACAGTCTCAGGTCAAAAGGGCGGATCTATGAAATGCTGGAGGCGTGCCATGATGTGGTTGTGATACGGGAAGAATACCAGCCCAGCGTCTACTCCCACCGCAACCGCTATATGGTGGAACACTCTGACCGGGTGATTGCGGTGTATGACGGGCGGGAAAAAGGCGGAACCGTTAGGACGATCCGCTTCGCACATCAAATGAAAAAAGAACTGCGGGAAATTCCCGTGGGAGAAATCCATCTCCCAAAAAAGTAAAACAGAATAGGAAAACTTGGCACAACGCTCACTTGAACAGTGGGCGTTTTCTTTTGCCCGAAAGGAGGCATTTTTATGTGGAGTATCATAACACACTTTATTGCGTTTACAGCCGGCACGGTGGCCGGCGTTGTGCTGCTCTGTCTGATGCAGGCAGGGAAAATGGCAGATGAAGATTACGAAAATATGGAATGGAGGAATAACGGATGAATACTGAAATTGCGGAATATATCAAAAACCATATCCGGGAGTATTTGCCGCCGGAGTATCAGGAAGCTAATATCACCCTGGAAGAAGTGACTAAGGGAAATGACCAGAGGCTTACCGGCCTTATGATCCGAAACGATGGAGAACTCGCTGTTCCGACAATCTATCTGGAACCTTATGCTGAACAACTTGCGCAGGGGCGGACAATGGATGAAATCATGCGGGAAATCGTACAGATCAGAACAGAGCAAAGCACCAGGATTCCCTTTGAAGTATCAGATTTAATGGATTACGAACAAGTGAAGCCCATGCTTGCTATCCGTCTGTGCGACCCCGAACAAAACCAGGAGTATTTGAAAGATAAACCGTTTACCTCATGTGGAGAATTGGCGGCAGTTTACCGGATTCAGGTCATGGAGAACAGTGAAGGGGTTGCCTCTGCTGTTATTACAGATCGCATGATGGAATTATGGGGTATTACCAAGGAGCAGCTTCATCAGGATGCAGTTGCGGCAGAAATGGCAAGAAGCCCTGTTTGCTTTTACAGTATGGAAGATATGATGGACGAAATCATGTTCTCGTCAAAACCGGAAAATCTGTTTGAACGCACAGAACCGTTGGATGCAGCTACTATGCCAATATATGTTCTGACAAATGCCAGCAAAGTAAACGGTTCCGGGATTCTTGCGCGGGACGGAGTGCTGGGTAAAATCGGTGAGCTGGTGGGAAAGAATTTCTATGTTCTCCCCTCGTCCATACATGAGCTGCTGATCGTGCCGGATAATGGCAATATGCAGGCAAAGGAACTGGAAAGCATGGTTAAGGAAGTGAATGCGACCCAGGTAGCTCCGGCTGACCTTCTTTCCGATAAAGTGCAGTATTATGACCGGGCGGCAAAAACCTTTGGCCGGAAACAGGAAAAAGGGCTCCTGGAACGGTTGGCAGAAAATAAGGCGCAGGTAAAGGAACAGGCAGAAAAAGTACCAAAGGCAAAAACAGCGGCAAAACAGGAACCGAGTTTATAAGGGCAGCTATACGGCTGTCTTTTTTATTTCAAAGAAATGGAGGATGACAAGTGAAATTAGTGATTGCAGAAAAGCCCTCTGTCGCTATGGCGTTGGCGGCGGTATTGGGTGCAAATGAGAAAAAGGACGGCTATCTGGAAGGCGGCGGCTACCTGGTGAGCTGGTGCGTCGGCCACCTTCTGGAACTGGCGCAGCCTGAAGCCTACGGGGAACAGTATGCCAGATGGCGCTATGATGATCTGCCGATCCTGCCGGACGAATGGAAGTACGAGGTGCCGAAGGACAAGAAGAAACAGCTTGACCTTTTGTGCCGGCTGATGAAGGACAAACGGGTGGATTCCGTGGTGTGCGCTACTGACGCCGGGCGTGAAGGCGAGTTGATCTTCCGCCTGGTCTATGAGTATGCCGGGTGCAGGAAACCGATGGAACGCCTCTGGATTTCCAGTATGGAGGATGCGGCGATCCGGGACGGATTTGAACACCTGCGCCCCGGCAAGGATTATGACCGCCTCTATGACGCCGCGGTCTGCCGGGCCGGTGCGGACTGGCTGGTTGGGATCAACGCGACCAGGCTGTTTTCTGTCCTGTATGGCGTCACCTTAAATGTCGGGCGCGTCATGTCCCCAACGCTGGCGCTTTTGGTACAGCGTGAGGCAGAGATTCAGGCATTTACCAGCAAGCCATTTTATGTCCCGGAGATCACTTGCGGCGGGTTTACCGCTTCCGGCGATAAGCTGACAGAGAAACAGGCGGCAGAGACAATCCGCGGGGAATGTGACGGACAGACGGCTTCTGTCCTTTCCGTGGAAAAGCAGACAAAGGCCGTGCAGCCTCCCCGCCTCTATGATCTGACGACCTTGCAGCGGGAATGCAACCGTATCTACGGCTACACCGCCCAGCAGACCCTTGACTACCTGCAATCCCTCTATGAGAAAAAACTGGCGACCTATCCCCGTACTGACAGCCAGTATTTGACCGAGGATATGCAGGCAACCGCCGCCTCCCTGATCCTGTGGCTGCGGGACAATACGCCTTTCGGGAAAGGGTGCCTGGGCGAGCCGGATATTGACCGGGTAACGGACGGCAGCAAAGTCACCGACCACCATGCGATTATTCCCACCGTGGAGATTGCCCGGACGGACCTGTCTGCCCTTCCTTCCGGGGAGCGGGATGTGCTGACACTGATCGCCATGAGGCTTCTCTGCGCCACCGGCCAGACGCACCGCTATGAGGCGGTCACGGCGGTACTGGATTGCGCGGGCCACTCCTTCACAGCGAAAGGAAAGACTGTCTTGCAGGCAGGTTGGAAGGAAATTGAACGGCTCTACCGCATGGGGCTGAAACAGGTGGAACCGGAACAGGCAGACCCCGCAGACGTGGCTTTGCCGGAGCTGACCCAGGGCCAGACCTTTGAACCGGTGACGGCAGGTGTCCGGGAAGGCAAAACCTCCCCGCCCAAACACTATACGGAGGATTCCCTGTTGGCAGCTATGGAAACAGCAGGCGCGGCAAACGCGCCGGAGGATGCCGAGCGCAAAGGCTTAGGCACCCCGGCCACCCGTGCAGCAACCCTGGAAAAGCTGGTAGCAACCGGCTTTGTGCAGAGAAAGAAGAAGCAGCTCATTCCCACGGAAAAGGGAACCAACCTGATTACAGTCCTGCCGGATAATATCAAGTCCCCGCTGCTTACCGCGGAATGGGAATCCCGGTTGAAGCAGGTGGAGCGCGGCGAGATCAGCGCGGAGGCTTTCATGGAAGGGATTGCCGATATGAGCCGGGCGCTTGTCAAAGACCATACCGCGCCGGAGGAACGGTTTGCCGGCCTGTTCCCCGACGCGAAAGGGACCCGGCGCGAGGCTGTCGGCACCTGTCCCCGCTGCGGCGGCACTGTGCATGAGGGCAAAAAGGGGTTCTTCTGTGAAAACCGGGACTGCGCTTTTGCTCTCTGGAAAGATAATAAATTCTTTACCGGCAAGAAGAAAACTTTGACTAAAACCGTTGCGGCGGCCCTTCTGAAAGAGGGCCGCGTTTCTATGTCCGGGCTTTACAGCGAGAAAACGGGCCGGACCTATGACGCGGTTGTGGTGCTGGATGATACGGGCGGCAAGTATGTGAATTTCAAGCTGGAGTTTCCGGCGAAGAAAGGCGGGCGCAAATGAGCGCCCTGCCGGAAAGGGAACTGACACGATTCGAGCGGGCAGCGATCCGCAGATTGGTGACGAACCTGTGCGCCAACTATGACTGCCAGGATAAGCTCTGCCTTCCCCTGGACTGTCCCTGTTACATGTTGAATAAATGGTGGACCGGCGCGTTCTGCCGCTATTTCCGGGCGGCGGTGCTGCCTACGGAGCCAAAGCTGGAATCTGCCCTGACCGGTGAAGATACTTTTCTCAGGCAGAAAATATGCCCGGTATGCGGAAAGGCTTACCTTCCTGTCACAAGTCGGGCGTATTGTTCCGACCATTGCCGCAGCTTTGCCAGACGAAAATCCGAGCGGGAACGGAAACGGCGCAGCCGGCAAAACAGGAGGTGATGTGTCCGCAACTTAGCCCAATCAGGCCAGTGTTTTCAAGGGTTTTAAGGATCTGTTTACGGAGTGCCTATATTAGAATACTCCCGGCTTCTGAAACGGGGGTAAGTTGCGGACAAAGGGCGCTTTCCCGGCGCTCTGTTTTTATGACGGTTTGGAGGGATGCCTATAGAAAAAATACCGATTGCGCCGGAGATCATGCGGATCGATACCAGGACGCAGGCCATTGATATGCAGCAGATCGACAACCGGCGCTTTTTGTTTAACCCAAAGACCGGCGTGCTGGTCCTGGGACGCCAGTATAAAGAAACAAGTTTTGTAAATGCCAGCCATGCCATGGAACTGGCAGACGCAGGGATCACAAAAGACTTTGATGATTTTGTACGGGGCTGGATCGGGACCGGCAAAAACTATCCCAAAGGGGTGATCCACTTTGCCCCTTGCGTGGATTCCAGAAACATTTCCCTCTTTGACAGTGCTTTTACCACGCTGGAAATGTTCAGGGAAAACGGTGCGCTGGCCGGGACGGTGGTACGGGGCTTTGGGAGCCGGTGGGAACAGCCCTTATCTGCGATCCTTACGGATTTACAGAAAGAGGAACAAAAGCCCTCCCTCCGGCAGCAGCTAAAGAAAACGCCGGAGGGCAAAGCTGTCCGGCACAGGAAAGAAAACCAACAACAACGATAGGAGGCGATTTTTTTGAGTATCAACCATATTGCGGCAGAGGATCTTCGCCGTATGGAAGGAAAAGAAGGGCTGATCCTGCAAGGCTGCGGAGGCGACCTGCAGGAATGGCTGGATGGAATCAATGAAATGCTCACCGACGCCGGTATTTTGAAAAACGGCACGAAGTTCCAGGATATTTCTGCCTTTGAGTATGACGGCCTTACCTGTCTGCTCTACCCTTTTGAGGGCGTGGATCTGGAAATCGGGAAACTTGCCATGTGGCGCTTGCAGACCCATGAGAGTTTTGGCGGCACCTGGCTTTCCGATTATGTTCCCAACCGCCTGGGCGGGTTTATCGGGGAACCAGAACCAGAGCCGGAGCCGGAAAAGCCGGACTGTGCTCTGATCGGGCAGGACGGCAATATTTTTAACCTGGTGGGGATCGCTGCCCGCACTTTGCGGGAACATGGGCTTTCAGACCAGGCCGTGGAAATGAAGGACCGGGTATTTGCTTCCGGCAGCTATGGCGAGGCGCTTTGTATCATCGGCGAATATGTGAATATCACAGATACGGAGCAGGAACAAAGGCCCTCCCTCCGGCAGCAGCTTAAAGAAACGAAAACAGCGGAACTGTCTGCCCGGTCAAAACCGGAAAAACAGCAGGAACGATAACAGGAGGTGCCGATGGAAAAAGAAAAGACTTACGGCGTATGGGCGGTGCGCAGCGCTGCTTCGATTTTTGGGCGGGCGGAAAACTGGTGCAAGGAGGACGGCAGGCCCCTTGAATTTTCTTCCCAGGAGGCAGCCGAGGCTTACGCGAGGGAATGTAACAGCCGCACAACAGCCAATGTCCACTACTTTGTAAAAGAAAAAGAGCCGGAACCGGGCGCGATCCGAAAGGATGGAACGCAGCAGGACAAAACAGCCCTCTCCCATGCGGAACAGATACCCAGAAATACGGCGGTGGAAAAACTGAACGAAATCCCCGGCAGACAGATGGCACCAGAGGCGGACCCACTTGTGGAGATTCGCTCTGCGGTACACAGCAACTATGCCGGTATGGTTGCCATGCTTGCGGCTGACAACCGGCTCTATTTGGGGCGGGAGGAACGCTATCATTATCAGGATGGGCTTACTTCCTATTATGATAACGGCGACGGTTCCCTGTGCTTTGTTACAGACCGGGCGGATATGTATTACTTTCTCTATGGGGAAGGCTGGGCCCATTCACAGGCGGAAATGCTGGAGCGGGGGCTTACAGCGGATCAGTATGCGGAGTTTGCCAGGCTGCAAAACGGCGTTCTCCGGCAGTTTGAAGCGCAGCGGGAAATCCTGTTCGCCGGGCAGCCCTTCCAGCCGCCTGAAAACTATTTGCGGAATGCGGAGCTTTACGAGGAAGGACAGACCGGCAACTACAATATGCTGGATGGCAGGCTGAACAACGAGCCCCCGGTAAAGCCGGATCTGACGGACGGACAGACCCATGAGGAAGTGAGGGAGCTGGCCCCGGAAATCTTGCCGGAAGAAAAGCCCTCTGTCCTGGACCGCCTGAAATCCGAACGCCCGGAGCATGAGGCAAGGCAGATCACACCGCCTGTCCCGGAAAGGGGGCTTTGAGTATGGGAACAAAATTTGAAGGCGTTGACGTGCTGGACTTTCTGGGGCAGGTCGTAGAACTGCATACGCAGCATTATAAAGAAGATTTTGACATGGATAAAGAACTGATCCAAAAGCTGGCTTTATCAGGAGAACCGGAGGACCGGCGCCTTCTCTGGATGTCAAGGCCCTGCGGCACCTATACACTCCGGGAGCGGGAAGTCTATCTGGAGGACAGCTATGCGAATAATGTTTGGAGATTCTACCATGAACAGACCAAAGACCCGGTCCTTGCCTATGCCCTCTCTATCAAAGACGTGCGGGACGGGAAAGTGATCGGCAATATCTATCCGCTGGATTATGGGTCGCATGTAGAGTGGGTGAAATCGCTGACCTGCCCCATTGAAAAAGTTTCTGTCATATTTGAGGATGGAGCCAACGTCATAATCCCTTACCAGAACCGGAGGCAGTTTATCAATGAGCTTATACCGATGCATGGAAATCCAAAGTCGATGACCGATTTGCCGGAAAGTGAGCGGGAACTTGCCATGATCCTGAAACGGGAACGGTTCAAACGCTCTTACCATGCTGTAAGCGGCGATATAAAGGAGTACATTGAGGGCTTAAAGAAAAATACTCTGCGCGGCAAGCTCAAAGAGGCGCGGACCGCCGCCATTACTTCCCCGAAACCGCCCGCTCCGAATAAGGGGCCGGAACGATGAAGGGCGGGCGCAGCAAAAAATCTGTCCGGGTGGAATTTGTCATGTCCGAGCAGGAGGCAGAACTGGTAAAAGAACGCATGGCAGAGCTGGGGATCACCAACCTTTCCGCTTATCTTCGCAAGATGGCAGTGGACGGTTACATTATTCACCTGGATATGGGCGACATTCAGGAAATGATACGCCTCCTTCGTATCTGCTCCAACAACTTGAACCAGTACACCCGGCGTGCCAATGAGACCGGCAGCGTTTATGCCGCGGATGTAGAAGATCTGCGTACCCGGCTGGATGGCCTCTGGAATGGCATGGATAAGCTGCTCCGGGGATTTGCAAACATTTCATAAACGGAGAAAAAAGCCGTTGCTTTCCGGGAACCGGCACGGTAGAATTTGGGTAGAGGGATATGATATTTCCCCGTGGAAGGAGGCTTGACCTATGCGTCTGATATTCAAACTGTTGGCGTTCCCCTTTGTCCTGGTTACGGGGCTTCTTTATCTGGTGTGCAAGTTCCTGGTGATCGCGTCCGGCGCGGTGCTGGGGATTTTATCAGGCATTGTATTTCTGGCGTCGCTGGTGCTGTTCTTTACTGCCGGATTGTGGGCCGGGCTTGCATGGCTGGTGATTGCGTTCCTGATAAGCCCCTATGGTCTGCCAATGGCGGCGGCCTGGCTGGTCGGGATGATCGGCGGAGCAAACCACGCTCTCAGGGATTTTGTATTTGGATAAACTAATGGGCGGGGCATTTTCGGTGTCCCGCCCTCTTTTTCACTATTTGGAGCTGTCTCACAAGGCAGCTTCTTCTATTTGGAGGTATCACATGAAAGACACAACACAGTTATATATCTATCCGGCTTCCTACGCGCATGAGCATGGAGAGCTGGAACAATACCGCGCTTCCTATAAGGCAAATATCGCCTGCAAGGAGGCAATCGAACAGGCCATTGCCGACCACTACCGGGACAACTGCCTCGGTGCGGAGGCAGTACATCAGGTCGTGGCACAGTTCGGCTATGACCGGATGTTTTATGTGCTTGCCAACACAGTCCGACAAAAAGATTGGGACGGGCGCATTTCCCGCGATAACAAAGCCTGGGCGAAAACCATTCCTGTTTATGAGAACCCGGACGGCTTCGGCCAAGACCGGAATGTTTACTTTGTGGTGGACCGCAGCCACCCCGGACTTGTCGATCTATTTCTTACCCAGGCACGGCTCGATTATACAAAGGAACATGAGAAAAAAGTCTCGATCCGCAAAAGCATGAAACAGAACACAGAGCAGACGGCAGCCGTACATATACCAACAAAACGGAAAGAGCCGGAACGGTAAAACATTTTCAAATTCGCACAAAACAGATACTTTCCCTATTGCTTCGTGCAGTTCAAAAAACGATTATTTCTAAATCTACTCAAAACCATTGTATTTTCTCTTGCTTTGCGTTATAATAAAAACAAAAAAGGAGGCTATGCAATGGAACTATACAAAGAGCTTGCCGCTTTGCGCTGTTTTACACATGATGATATGGTGCAGCTCGCCGGATCAGAAAGCTCTGCTGTATGGCAGATAAAGAGTTATCTGCAAAAAGGATATATCGAGCGTGTACGCCGCAATCTGTATGCGGTCATCAGCATGGAAACCGGACAGGCGATCCCAAACCGCTACCAGATAGCTTCCCGCGTAACAGACGATGCCTGTGTGTCCCACCACAGCGCCTTTGAATATTACGGATATGCGAACCAGGTTTTTTATGATGTGTACTTCACCACTGAAAAGCGCGTCCGCCCGTTTTCCTATGACGGCGTAAATTACTGTGCAATGCTCTACCGGGGAAATACAGGCGTTATAGAAACAGATACCGGTGTCCGCGTGACTTCTTTGGAGCGGACTGTGATAGACAGCATAGCGGATTTTGAAAAGATAGGCGGCCTGGAAGAATTGCTGCGCTGCCTTCTTCTCATTCCTTCGCTTGATTGCAACAAACTGCTTGACGCTCTGGAACTGTACGGCAGGGCACAGCTATATCAAAAAGCCGGATTTATTCTTGAAGCATGGAAAAAGGAACTGTCTTTACCGGAATTGTTTTTTGCGGAATGTGAAAAACGGTCTTCTGCCAGTAAAACCTATCTCTTTGAAAAGCAGGGCGATTTTGTTCTTCATAACAGATGGAAGCTGTTTGCTCCAAAAGATTTGAAAACGATCATAAATAAGGGGGTAACTGATTATGATGCGCTTTGACCGTATTACGCTTGGCAGACAGGCCAAAGAACTCGGCTTTGTCCGTGACACCTTTGAGAAGGTCTGCCGCCTCGCGGACGTTCTTTCTTTTATGGAAAGCGATGGGCTGCTTGCGGACAGCCTCGCCCTGAAAGGCGGCACGGCAATCAATTTGACGATTTTTGATTTGCCCCGCCTGTCGGTTGATATAGACCTCGATTTCTCAAAGGATGTATCAAGGGAACCTATGCTGGCGGAGCGGGCGCAGATCAATGAACACATACAAAAATACATGGCGGCTTCCGGCTATACGCTCAGTTTGAAATCAAAGCAATACCACGCGCTGGATTCCTTCGTGTACGAGTATGTGAATGCCGGAGGAATGAAAGACAACCTGAAAATTGAGATCAACTATATGCTCCGCTGTCATACGCTGCCTGTTTCCCGCAGACCGGTTTATTTGCCATGGAACGATCAGGAGCTTACAGTATTAAGCGTTGATCCTCTGGAAATCTTCTCCGCAAAGACGGTTGCCCTCTTAAACCGGGCGGCTCCGCGGGATTTATATGATATGTTCAATATGAAAAAGTATGGATTGTTTGACGAGACTCAGGAGCCGCTTTTCAGAAAGTGTATTATGTTCTATGCGGCGATTGCTTCGGAAACCGTGCCGGAACACTTTGACCTTGATGGTATTGGCAGCATATCCGCACGGAAAATCAGGACGGACCTTACACCGGTGCTGCGCCGTGGAGAACGCTTTGACCTGGCCCCCGCGCAGAAACAGGTAAAGGATTATTTAGCAGCGATTCTAAAACCGGAAGATACGGAGCTGTCCTTCTGGCAGGCTTTTGCAGAAGGAAAATATCAGCCGGATCTTTTGTTTGACGATGCTGATATTCTCTCGCGTATTGAACATCACCCGATGGCGCTATGGAAATGCGGCGGGCGGGCGCCAAAGCAAAAAGATACACCGGCGCTATAACGAATACATACTAAGGGCTGTCCTTCCGGGCAGCTCTTTCATTTTAACAAGGGGGTGATTCAGATAGCGACCACAAGACTAATGCCGCTGCATGTAGGGAAAGGCCGGGATGTGTCTACCGCTATTGCAGACATCGTTGACTATGTGGAGAATCCGCAGAAAACGGATTTTGGAAAATTCATTTATGGCTATGCGTGTGATAGCCGGATCGCGGATGCGGAGTTCCTCCTTTCCAAGCGACAGTATTTGAACTTGACCGGACGGGACCGGGGCGCGGATGATGTGATCGCCTACCACCTCCGGCAAGCCTTCAAGCCCGGCGAGGTCACGCCGGAAGAGGCGAACCAGATCGGGCGGGAGCTTGCGCTGAAGCTGACAAAGGGCAATCATGCTTTTGTGGTGTGTACCCATGTGGATAAGCACCATGTTCATAATCATATCATCATCAATTCCACCGCCCTTGACTGTACCCGAAAATTCCGCAACTTCTGGGGCTCTACCTGGGCGGTCCGGCGCATGAATGACAAGCTGTGTCTGGAGCACGGTCTGTCTATCGTGGAAAATCCAAAACCCAGCAGGGACCACTATGGCACATGGCTGGGAAATACGAAGCAGCCCTCCTTCCAGGAGCAGCTACGTCGGGCAATCGACGCGGCTCTGGAAGAAAGGCCGAAGGACTTTGAGGAATTTCTGAAAAAGCTGGAGGCAGCCGGAATTGAAGTAAACCAAGAGCGTAAGAACCTCCGGTTCCGGGTGCCGGGGCAGCAAAACTATACCCGGTGCAATACGCTGAAAGGCGACTATACCGAGCAGGCCATACGGGAACGGATCGAGGGCACCCGCACGGTAAAGCCCCGCCGTACTTTCTCCCAAAAGCCGGCTCCAAAGGTTGGGCTGCTGGTGGATATTGAGGCGGCGGTCCGGGCCGGCAAGGGGCCGGGCTATGAACGCTGGGCGAAGGTGTTTAACTTAAAACAGCTCTCCCAGGCGGTGATCTACCTGAAAGAGCATGGCGATATGAGTTATGAAGATTTGCAGGAAAAAGCTGCGGCGGCTACCGCCAGCTTTAATACGCTGTCAGCACAGATCAAGGAACTGGAATCACGGATGACCGCTAACGGGGAATTGCAGAAGCAGATCGTGGGCTATGCAAAAACGCGGGCAGTTTATGTGGAATACCGCAAAGCCGGTTATAGTAAAAAGTTCCGGGTGGAGCATGAGGCAGACATTCTATTGCACCAGGCGGCGAAGAAATATTTTGACAGCATGGGAATTACGAAACTGCCCTCCGTCAAATCGCTCCGGGAGGAATACGCTGGTCTGCTGGAACAGAAACGGAGAGCCTATGCTGCCTATAAACAAGCCCGGTCTGATATGAAGGAGCTTCACAATATCAAGGCCAATGTGGATTATCTGCTGGACGTTCCTTCTTCCCAGGAACAGCAGAAAGACAAGCAAAAATCCCGGCAATAAGTCTTACGTTGCTTTGGGTTTTCAGTGTTCCGCAGGAACGCGCAGCCGTCACCGCAGGGGACGATCTCAGGGGTTTGGGGACATGTCACCAACAAGCATTTTAGAGGGTTTCACGGCAACGGGAAATCCTCTAAAATACGCAATCTTACGGAAGATTGCATTGCTTGCCAGTATGTTTTTTGCTCCACTGTATCGGAAAGTGTTCACAATTATGCTGTTGATATTATTCGGTTGACCGTCTATAATGTAAAGAGAATCTACCGGGAGGATTTGCTATGTTTGAATATATGACAGTACAAGAAGCTGCAAAGAAATGGGAACTGTCTGAACGGCGAATACAGAAACTTTGTGCAGAGGACAGAATTGATGGGCTTGTCCATCTTAGCCGGGTGTGGCTGATTCCTATAGATGCAGAAAAGCCGACTGATAAGCGGCGAAAAGAAAACAAAAAATAGTTTTACCGTGAGGTTTCTGTGACATTTAGGTGATACTCTAAAAAGAAAAGGATGTGATACGGTGCGAATTTTGGTAGTTGAAGATGACCGCCTTTTGAATAATACGTTGTGCTATAATCTGAACACAATGGGATATACCGTAGATGCCGCTTTATCAAAGCAGGTGGCGGTGAATTTTATTGAGAAGCAGAACTATGATTTGATCGTGCTGGATGTGAACCTACCGGACGGAAACGGTTTTGATTTTTGCCGGGAAGCCAAAGAGCGACACCCTGATACCGCAGTGATTTTCCTAACAGCAAATGACATGGAAAGCGATATGCTCAAAGGCTATGAGCTGGGTGCCGACGATTATGTAACAAAGCCATTCCACATGAGCGTTTTTCAAAAAAAGTTGGCGGCACTGCTGGGCCGCATTGCGAAGCAATCCGGCGGGGACTGCTATGATGATGGTATCTTGTCCATAGACTTTTCGGAAATGACTGCGACACTTTCCGGGGAAGCGATCACCTTTACACCGCTGGAATACCGATTGTTAAAAGTGCTAACCAAAAATCCCAAAATTGTTTTGACGAGGCAGGTTCTTCTTGAAAAGTTGTGGGACATTGACGGCAACTTTGTGGACGAACACGCCTTAACTGCCGCAGTCAGCCGGGTACGAAATAAGATTGAGGCGGACGGCCAGCAGTACATCAAAACTGTTTACGGCATGGGGTATATGTGGATAGGAGGACTTCAAAAATGAACGCAAAGAAGCTGTCTATCAACAAAGCCTGTGTGTTTTTAGGGTTGGTACTTTTTCTATCTGTTTCAGCGACTACAATCATCCTATATGATTTAACACACAGTATATCGGCAGTATTATGCTGCCTGTTCTTCTGCTCATTTGTTTTGTTCTGTGTGGTTTGCTTTGTTGCGCTGGTTCGGCGCAAGCTGACCTTGTTTTCTGATCTCTTTTGCAAGACGCTTGATGATATGCTGTCCGGGAGTGTTGCGCCTTTGCAAGTGGCCGAAGAAGAAAGCCTGTTTTACAAAATCAACTATCGGCTGGGGCGGCTCTATGAAGTGATGAATGAGAATCGCCGCAATGTTGCCAAAGAACGGGCTGACTTGCAAGAGCTGATTTCGGATATTTCCCATCAGGTGAAAACACCGATTGCAAATCTGAACATGATAAACAGTACACTCATGGAGCAGGATGTACCGCCCAATAAGCAGAAAGAATTTTTATTGGCTTCCGCCAGTCAACTCGATAAGCTGGATTTTCTCATGCAGGCCATGATTAAAACTTCCCGGCTGGAAACAGGCATCATCTCACTGGAAAAGAAAATGCAGCCGATTTATGACACGCTGGCGTCAGCCTTGGGCGGTATTTTGCTGAACGCAGAAAAGAAGCAGATTGATGTTTCGGTAGATTGCCCGGAACATCTGGACATCCCCCATGATAGAAAATGGACAAGCGAAGCGTTGTTCAATATTTTGGATAATGCGGTGAAATACACGCCGGAGAACGGAAAAATTACCGTGACAGTGGAGTGCTGGGAACTGTATTTGAAAATCAGTGTTGCCGATACGGGCAAGGGGATCCCGGAAAAGCATCAAGGGGCAATCTTCAAACGGTTTTATCGGGAGGACGACGTTCACGATGTAGAGGGAATCGGCATTGGGCTGTATCTGGCCCGCGAGATCGTGACCTTGCAGGGTGGCTATATCCGGGTGGTGTCTGAGATTGGGAAAGGCTCAACCTTTTCTGTTTTCCTGCTCCGAAAGTAGATCAAGCGCACCCCGAAAATTGAAATGTCACAAGATTGTGAGATTTCATGGGGCAAAAACTCTATTGCGGTGACATTTCTGTGAGGATTGGTCTTTAAGATAGAGCCATCACAAAGAAAGGATGGTGTTCTATATGAGCATATTACAAACAACGGATTTGAAAAAATATTATGGCACAGAGCCGAACATCACAAAAGCGTTAGACGGCGTGACCCTCTCGATTGAGGATGGAGAATTTGTTGCCATTGTCGGCACGTCAGGCTCCGGCAAGTCTACCCTGCTGAATATGATGGGTGGCTTGGACACGCCGACTTCCGGCAGCATTATAGTGAAAGGAAAAGAACTATCCAAATTCAAGGACGAACAGCTTACGATCTTCCGCAGGCGCAACATTGGTTTTATCTTCCAGAATTACAACCTTGTACCTGTCTTGAATGTCTATGAAAATATCGTTCTACCGGTGGAACTGGACGGCGACACTGTGGACAAGCGGTTTATGAAAGAAGTTGTCAAACTGCTGGCTCTTGACGGGAAGCTCAACAGTATGCCGAACAATCTTTCCGGCGGCCAGCAGCAGCGTGTGGCTATTGCCCGCGCCCTTGTCTCCAAACCTGCTATTGTTCTGGCGGATGAACCCACTGGCAACCTTGACAGCCGAACAAGCAGTGATGTGTTGGGCCTTTTGAAAGTCACCAGCCAGAAATTCCATCAGACCATTGTAATGATAACTCATAACAATGAGATTGCCCAGCTTGCCGACCGCATTATCCGTATTGAGGACGGCAGAATTTCCATGTAAAGGGGGCGAAAACATGAATGACATTCTATTTGGAAACAATAACAGGCCCGTTCTGAAACTGCTGGCAAAGCGTTCACTGAAAGCCCAGAAAAATACGATTGCTGTTTTGGCAATCATGCTCGCAACGCTTTTGTTTACCAGCCTGTCCACGATTGCCATTAGTTTGCAGACTGCTATGCAGGAAAGCAACATGAGGACGATTGGCACTTCCGCTCATGTGGGTATCAAGCGCGTGTCTTGGGACGAATATGAACGGCTGGCAGCCGACACAGATGTGAAAGACATCGGTTATTCTGTCATCATCGGCAACGCCATGGGGGATAGTTTTCATAAAACACCTACGGAGTTGCGTTATGGCGATGCCGCCTATGCGGATATGACATTCAACTCCCCCGATACCGGGCGGCTGCCGGAGCAGAAAAATGAGATCGCCACAAGCCGTATTGTTCTGGCGGCAATGGGGCTGCCGGACGAAATCGGCACACAAATGGAACTTACCTTTGTGACCGATACGGACACTTTTACTGATACTTTTACCCTGTGTGGTATTTGGGATGGTGACGCGGTGGCCTACCGCCAAACAATGCTGCTGTCCAAAGAATACACGGAACAAGTAGCTCCTGTTATTCGAGGGGAAACAGACGGAGCCACGCCCCCGGTAGGAACCGGCTATATTGATACTGTTATGATGATGCCTACGGAATGGGATATTGAGAAGCAGGCGCTGTCAGTAACCTCACAATATGGTCTGGATGAACGGGTGAGCATCAATGACGCTTATGGGACGGCAACCGTTAGTCTTTCCAATATGCTACCCCTTGCAGCCGGGATCGTGGTTATTTTTATCGCAGGCTATCTTCTGATCTACAATGTGTTTTATATCTCGATAGCGCAGGATATTCGATTTTACGGAATGTTGAAAACGCTGGGAACAACCGCAAGGCAGATTAGAAAAATCGTTTATAAAAAAGCTGTCAAGTTATCCCTTATCGGTATTCCATTGGGATTGTTACTGGGGTGGCCCATTGGCCGTTTGCTGCTGCCCTTTATCGTGAATATACTGACGGATGATATGCGCGTGGTTACGACTGTAAATCCGATAATCTTCTTGGTAGCCATCGTCTTTTCCCTGATTACGGTTTTCATTAGCTGCCAAAAGCCCGCTACGCTGGCGGCCAAAGTTTCCCCGATGGAGGCACTTCACTATGTAGAGCAGGCCCCGATGAAAAAGAAGCAGCGGCGGAGTAAACGTATCAGCACGACCATGATGGCCAAAAATAATCTTGGACGAAATAAGAAAAAAGTAGTGATTGTCACCTTGTCGTTTGCGCTAAGTATCGTTCTTTTGAACAGTGTTTATACCTATGTGACTTCGTTTGACTTTGACAAATTTGTTGCCGATTTTAGTCTGACGGATTTTACAGTTGCCGATACGACGGTTATCAATAGCTACGCTCCATTTAATACGGCGAATGTAAGTCGGGATTTCATCAGTCAGGCGGAAAGTCTGAATGGTCTTGAAGATATAGGAAGTGTCTACTTATGGACTTCCAAACAGTCCCTTTCCGAAAACGACCTTGCCCGTTTACAGGAACTTGCCGTTTCTTCCGATGCCGTTGCAAAAGAACTGGGCAATTATATGGTACGGCAGGAACACGGCGTTAATGTGTACGGTCTGGACGATTTCCCGGCAGAATATATACAGGTCTTGGACGGTCAACTGGACACGGAAAAATGGAAATCAGGAGCAGGTGTATATGTTACACCTATGCAGATGATGGGTGACGGTTCCCTTTATCTATACCAGCCGGGAGATCAGATCAGCGTTCCACAACTTGACGGAACAAGCAAGGCTTATGAAGTGCTTGCTGTGGTCAATATTCCAAAGGCACTGGAAACTCCTTTGAAGGTGGATATGGGGTTGGATTATATTTTCCCAACAAGTGAATTGCTGGGAAATATGGTAGCTGCCGATCAACCAGCCATGAAAACGATATTCAATGTGGATGATGAAAACCTGCTTGCCGCTGAAAACTGGCTGAAAAACTATACCGCAAACACTGACACTGCACTGGACTATCTTTCTAAAGTTGTTCTGCGCCAGTCTTTTGACGGTATGATAAATATGTATCGGCTTGTGGGCGGTGTTCTCTGTGCAATCCTGGCGCTTATTGGTATCCTAAACTTTATTAACTCCATGACGACCTCCATTTTGTCCCGGCACAAGGAAATTGCCATGTTGCAATCGGTGGGCATGACGGGCCAACAGGTCAAACAAATGCTGATCTATGAGGGCGTCGGTTATTCCGCTTTAGGGCTTTTGTGTTCCCTGATTCTCTCTGTTGTAGGGAGTTTAACGGTGGTTCGGATGATGGGGGCAGAATTAAGTTATTTCACATGGCATTTTACCCTGCTCCCTGTTTTCCTGTGCATGATTCCGCTGGTTCTTATTACCGCTTTTGTGCCGATTGTCTGCTATAACAAAATGGCGCAGAAAACGGTGGTGGAACGACTGCGTATTGCAGAATAAGAAATAACGATGAAAACGGTCATCCGAAAGGGTGGCCGTTTTCAAATGTCACAAAATCGTGAGGTTTCAAGGGGGAAAAAACCTCTTGCGGTGACATTTCTGTGAGGTTTTCACTTTATGATGGTTCCTGTAAGAAAAAGCACTCCACAAACAGCGAGTGCCATCAAAAGGAGGTAATATTTTGGATTATGTTCTCAAGGCAGAGGCTTTGACAAAGATTTACGGCCATCATAGAGCGTTGGACAATTTTTCCATGCACATCCCTAAAGGCGCAATCTATGGGCTGGTAGGAAAAAACGGGGCGGGGAAAACGACCCTGCTGCGGCTGATCTGCGGACTGCAAGAAGCCACTTCCGGGGACTACACTCTGTACGGCGTCAGCAGCCGAAAACATGAAATCCTCAATGCCAGAAAACAAATGGGTGCAGTCATTGAAACACCAGCGATCTATCTTGATATGTCGGCAACCGGCAACCTAAAGGAACAGTACCGTATTTTGGGGATACGCTCTTTTGACACCATCCCGCAGCTCTTGAAGATGGTCGGCTTGGAAAATACCGGCAGGAAAAAGGCAAAAAATTTCAGTCTTGGAATGAGGCAGCGGTTGGGAATTGCGATTGCCCTTGTGGGTAATCCTCAGTTTTTGGTGCTGGACGAACCGATCAACGGACTTGACCCGCAAGGCATTATTGAAATGCGGCAGCTTCTTCTAAACCTTAATCAGCAATATGGCATCACCATTTTGGTGTCCAGCCATATCCTTGATGAATTATCCCGGCTTGCTACTCACTACGGTTTCATCGACAATGGGAAAATGATAAAGGAAATCAGTGCAAGCGATTTGGAAAATTCATTCCGTAAATCTGTCCGCATTGAAGTGACGGACGGAAAAGCTCTTGCCGCTGTACTGGAACAAGCGGGCCAGCCCTATAAAATGCTTTCTCCCAATGTAGCAGAGGTTTATAACAGGGTAAATATTTCCCGACTGACCGCCGCCCTTGAAAAGCACCAGTGCGAGGTACTTTCCATACAGGAGCGGGAAGAAAATTTGGAAAACTATTATGTTGATTTAATTGGAGGTATTAGCCATGAGTAGATTGTTTGCATCGACATTCTTTCGTATGCTGAAAAAATTTGTGTTTTGGATTTTACTGATCTGCATGTTTGCCTACGGCGTATATAGCGCGTCAAATGCCGCTTCGGAAGCCAGAGCGGGTTTTGCGCTTGATGGATGCGTTTTTGAGTTTGCGCCGTTTATGGGCCTTGTGGCAGCAATCTTTATAAGCCTATTTGTCGGTTCAGAATATAGTGATGGGACAATTCGGAATAAGCTGGTAGTCGGACATTCACGGATGCGGATTTACTTAGCAAACCTTATTGTGTGTTCGATTGCCTGTATGTTGATTTCTCTGGCCTATGTTGCTGGTATTATCATGGTGGGCAGCTCCAAAGATGGTGAACTGCTAACAGAAACGAGTATTATTACCATGTGCCTGATATGCAGCATTTTCGTTTCCGTAGCTTTTACAAGCATTATGACGATGTTGGCTATGTTGAACACCAATAAGGCAGGTAATGTGGTCGTGAGCATGATACTGGCTTTGGTGTTACTTGTGTCCAGCTCTTATATCTATCAAAGACTTGGTGAGCCGGAGATGTACGACAACTATGTGAGCGTCAACGAGGTAGGCATCCCTACACAGGTTGAACAGCTCCCTAACCCTCTGTATATTGACGGAACACCGAGAACCGTTCTTGAAGTCGTCAACGATCTGCTGCCCTCTGGACAGGCCATGCAGCTTGCAGATGCGTTTGACGCAAGTGGAATAACAAACAAGAACATCGAAAATGCTCCTTACCGATGGATGGGCTATTCGATGCTGATAATTGTTCTTACTTCTGGCTGCGGCATTATATTATTCAAAAGAAAAGAAATTCGGTAAAACCAAGTATAAGACGCAAAGCCTGTGAATTTCGTAGATAATAAATTCTGTTGTTTTGAAGGAGATGATGATAACATGGGAAATTAGCTTTATTGGATATATCGGAGAATGGTCGGCATATTGCGGAAAGGCTGTTAATTTTGCTTAATGACACGCAGCGGCAGGAGTTAGCAGAATATATTTCTCATACTCTGGAGCAGTCTGTTTCTGTTGTAAATAGCCCATGTGCCATGTCTGATCCCATATCTCCCAGATATAAAGATAAGGAGGTGATGACGTGGGAAAAATAGCTATGCTCGATGTATCAGAGAGTGGAAAGCAAATTGGCGAAAAACTGTTTGCTGTTCTTGGTCCAGAGCAGAAAAAGGAATTAACGCAGTACATTTTTGAATATGATAGCCAAAGCGATATTGATATTCCCGTTGTCATTACCCCAAATCATGATCCACTGGAACATCAGAAACACCCTTTGACAAAGATTCACGAAGGCGACCTATATTTTTGCCTGGAACAGCGAATGGTCTGTGTACGGGATCAAGAAATCAATTTGACTGCAAAGGAATTCGACATACTTGCCCTATTGATTATGAACCCTAAGCGTGTGTTTACTTATGAGATGATTATTGACATCGTATGGCATGAGGACTGCGACTACTATTCCCGGAAGGCTATTAACAACCATGTCAGTAACCTTCGCAAAAAGCTCAAAGTTGAGCCTGATGTGCCTGATTACATTAAGAGCGTTCACAGCGTTGGCTATAAATTTGTTATTTGACGATTTATAGAGAATTTAAGGTGAATGTCATATAGCCCGTCGGCTTATGACGAAACTTGCGATTTTCCATGCTGAAAGCAGGATTTTTCGGGAAAATCAAGGGAAATTTCCTCGATATAATTCTCTCCAAAAAGGAGGCAGTTAACTAAACACGTTTCCTGATCCTCCTTATTAGGGAGGGATCGGGGATGTTATCCCAGGGCGTCGGCCAACAAAAGAAAAAATATATATTTCATGCGATAAGCGCTACGATCCACGAAGAAAGGATTGCAGCGCTTTTTCTTTCGACACAAAACGCTCTTTGCTTCCTTTTTTCTGCTTATAGTGACAGCCCGCGCGTATCTGCCATTGTGCAGGTGCGCTTTTTAATTCTTGGGTATGCTGAGCGGACTGGCAGCAACTATCCCCGCTGCCGTTCCCCGCCCTCTGATTTCGATTTTGCCAGCTATCAACTCAAAAATCGAAATTGGAGGACACCATAATGAAAGAAATCAATTTGAGGGACTATTACCCTTTTTACACAACAGATATGATCGTGGAAGTGCCGGACGAGGTTGCCGATCTGCTCAACGAATACAAATTGAGTGAGGCAGCCCATTTCCTGCGTACATACCGGCACAAGGCATATTTTTCGCTGGACTATGACGAGAACGTGGAGCGGGATGCTCTGGTGATCGTGCTGACGCCGGCGGAAATTCTGGAACAGGAAGAAGAAAATGCCCGGCTGTATCGGGCGGTTGCCATGCTGCCGGAGAAGCAGCGCAGCCGGATCAGCGCCCATTTCTTTCTTGGTATGAGCTTATCGGAAATTGCAAAGAGCGAGCATTCTTCTCCCAGCTCCGTGCATGAAGGAATCCAACGGGGGCTTCGGCGCCTGAAAAAAATTCTGGAAGAAATTTGATCCAGACCCCGAAAAACAGCCCCAAAAATGAAATGAATAATAGAGGGACATATTTCTGGCAGGACAAGCCCGGAGGGTGTGGCCGTGTGGCAGACGCCCCGGCACACCGCAGACGTGAATTGTCATAACTGTCCGCCCTCTCCTGTTCTTTGACAACTGAATATACGTTGCCATAGGTACGTCTTTCTGTGTTCCGAGCGGCAAATGGGGCGGCGCAATGACAGACAGCTAAGGAGGTGATGCACCGGCTGTCCGAGCGATCTACGCAACCCATTGACCTGGCTGTGGCAGGCTGGGCGCGACGACGACGCAGATCATAATGGTACTTTTTCACAACCTCTCACGGACTTGAAGGGGAGTCCCTGCCCTGTGCGCTTGCTCTGGCAAAGCGGCGGCAATGGCGGGGCTATGATGCGGTAAAGCTGGCCGCAGCCTATGGCAGCCCCGCTCTGCTTGATGCAGGGCTGCCGGGGGGCGTGGCAAATACGGCATAACAAAATCGAAATCAGATACCATGGGCCGGGCCTGCTTTCTTATGGACGGGTCCGGCTTATTCATGTGGTTTTGATGTCACTATATTGCAGAATGGAAAGGAGCGTGTGCCATGCAGGAACCATATACTTTATCAGGACAGAAGGATATTTCTGCTGAACCGCTGGCGGATATTCGCCATGTGTCGGTCAATAAAGATTTATCCAGGGAAGAACGGATCGCCGAATTTGTCCGGCAGATCAAAGACCCCTACTGCTTCAAGTGCGGCAAGTTTACTGTCCGGGCCAGCTTCGCCCAGGGCGGCGCTACACTGGAAGAATGTTTGCAGGGCGTCTTACGGTAAAATTTTTTTGAATTGGGGGCTGCTTTTTCCCGCGGGGAGCGTTATAATATTCTTGGGAAAAGGAATTGAATAACGAATGTACGAACTGCACTCCTTGAATTGCGGGATTTTTCCGCGACGAAAGGAGTGTTTTTGTATGCAGGTTTACAGAACGATCAAGTATATCCGTCTTTCTTATACGGATGACAAATCAACGGAAAGCGACAGTGTTGCGAACCAAAGGAAACTGATTGACAACTATATCGCCCAGCACCCGGAGATCGAGGTTGTGGACGAAAAGATTGACGACGGTTACAGCGGAGTCCTTTTTGACCGGCCAGCATTTCAGGAAATGATGGAGCTTATCAAGGAAGGCAAAGCCAACTGTGTCATTGTCAAGGACCTGTCCCGGCTGGGACGTGAGTACATTGAAACAGGGCGCTATATGCGCCGGGTATTCCCCGCCTACGGGGTACGCTTTATTGCGATTAACGATAACGTGGACACCCTGAATGACACGGGCGACGATCTGACTGTTTCCGTAAAAAACATAATGAATGAGGCGTACAGCCGGGATATTTCCATTAAGACCCGGAGTGCCCTGGATGTGAAGCGGCGCAGCGGTGATTTTGTCGGGGCCTTCGCTGTTTATGGCTACATCAAGACCGGTGACAAGCACAAGCGCCTGGAGGTTGACGAGTATGCCGCTGGCGTGGTACGGGATATTTTCAGGAAACGCCTGGAGGGGTTCAGTGCGGCGCATATTGCAAATGAGCTGAACCGGCTGGGGGTTCTCTCCCCACTGGCATATAAAAGAAGCCAGGGGATGCCCCATGCAAAGGGCGGCTATACAGATAAAAAGGACTGCCGCTGGTCGGCGACAACCATCATCCGCATTTTGCAGGACGAGACCTACACGGGTACGCTGGTACAGGGCCGGCAGACCACGCCCCACTTCAAATTAAAGGAGCGGGAAAACAAGCCGGAAGATGAATGGATTCGGGTGGAGGACGCCCATGAAGCGATTGTGGAGCGGCACGACTTCGACCTGGTACAGAGAATCAAGCGGATCGATACCCGGACTTCCCCAAAGGAAAATAAGGTGTACCTGTTTTCCGGTATTCTGATCTGCGGGTGCTGCGGCTGCCGCATGACCCGGAAAACCAACCACTACAAAGGCAGGGAGTATCACTATTACTACTGCCCGACAGGAAAGAAAGGCGGCTGTGCGGATTCTGTCATGCTCAAAGAGGAAGATTTGATTGAGTGTGTCCGGGACAGTCTGAAAGGCCATATTGACAATGTAGCCTCCCTGGATGCCCTACTCTCAGGTATCAGCCAGGAACGGATCAACCGGGAGCTTGCCCAGGAATATGCCGGGCAGATTGCCTCCAATGAAAGACGCATGGCAAAGATTGAGGGCTTTAAGACAAAGCTCTATGAGAACCTTGTCAGCGGTATATTGACGAAAGAGGAATTTCTTTCATATAAGCGCAAGTACAATGCGGATATTGACCTGCTGAAACAGGCCATTGCCGAACTGAACGAAAAGCTGACTGATGTGCTGGAAAACCGGAGCGAGCGCAACCGCTGGATGGCCCATTTTATGAAGTTCTCCACTCTGGAGGATTTGGATCGCCGGGTGGTGGCACAGCTTATACGCAGCATTACGGTTTTGGGAAAGAATGACCTACATATTGAATTCAACTATCAGGATGAATACCAGAAGGCATTAAAACTCGCAAAGCAGGCGGCGGAGACCGTTGTGCAGTTCAAGGAAAGGATGGTGGGATAAATGGCAAGAAAGAGCAGAAAAAACCAAACGGCGGCGCCGGTGTGTAATACTTCCCTCTATATCCGCACCGCCCTTTATATCCGGCTGTCTGTGGAGGACAACAAAAAGCGCGGACATTCCATTGAGAACCAAAAGCTGGTGCTGGAAAATTTTCTGGCTGGCAGGCCGGAATTTGTTGTTTGCAACACCTATGTTGACAATGGCGCTACAGGCACCAATTTCCACCGTCCGGGTTTCCAGCAGATGCTTTCTGATATTGAGGCCGGGCTGATTGACTGTGTGATCGTAAAGGATTTGTCCCGGCTGGGGCGCAATTCCATTGATACCGGTTACTATATCGAGCAGTATTTCCGGGTGCATCAGATACGCTTTATTGCCCTGACAGACCAGTTTGACACGGCGGATGCCAGCAACCTTCACGGCGGTATTATGCTGCCCCTGAAGAACATGATCAATGAAGCCTATGCGCTGGACATCGGACGCAAGATCAAAGCCCAGGCAAGGCAGGCCATGAAAGACGGTGAATACATTGGCGCACGTGCCCCTTATGGCTACCGGAAAGACCCGGAGAACTGCCATAAGCTGCTCATTGACCCGGAGGCCGCCGAGGTCGTATTTCAGATTTTCCAGTGGGCTTATGAGCATATAGGGCTGAATGATATTGCCCGCAGGCTGAACGAACAGGGCATACAGACGCCCAGCCACCGGAAACATGCCACGGGTGAGATCACCCATGAAAACCTGATCGGCTCCGGCAAGTGGCAGACCCGCACGGTTGCAAAGATACTGGACAGTGAAGTTTATACCGGTGATCTGGTGCAGGGAAAGACAAAAATTGTGGACCACCGGCAGGTACAGGCAGACGGGGACAACCTGATTATCGCCACCAATACCCATGAGGCCATTATCAGCCATGAAGTTTTTGAGGCAGTAAAGGCATACCGCAGACAGGTGTGCGAAGAAAGCAAGGCACATGAGATTGACCCTTATACCCCGAACATCTTTAAGGGAAAAGTATTCTGCGCCCACTGTGGCGGCAGCCTTCACCGGCAGCGCAATAAACGGAAGAAAGGGCCGGATGTTTACCTGTTCCATTGCCTTACCAAAAGCCGTATAGACAGGAATGGGTGTCTGGGTGTTTCTGTCACCGAAAAGGATCTGCTCGCCGCTGTTGTTGCCATATTGCAGCAGGAATTGACGGTTGCTTTAGGTAATTATTCCTTTGTCTTAGAGGCGGAGGTAAAGCGGAAGAAAGAGCGTGACGATCTGAAAGCGGGTATTTCCGCAAAGAAGCAGGAAATTGATAGAAACCGCCGTTTTGTCCGTGGCCTTTATGAAAACTTCGTGCAGAAAGTGCTCACCAGTGAAGAATACTTCACGATGAAAAAGGATTACGAGGCAGCCATCGCCACACTCTCTGACGAGATCAGCACTTTGGAAAACGGGCTTGCCGTCATGGACGCCCAGCTTGCCAAATATAGGGAGCTGGAACAGGATGCAAAGGTTCTGGAAAAAGACCATACCCTGACCGCTGCCCTGATTGACAGGCTGATTGAGAAGATCGAGATTACCCATGACAAGGAAATCCGTGTGAGCTTCCGCTTCAAGAGTGAATTTGAGGAATATGGAAAGGCGGTGGAACAATGCAGAAATTTGTGATCGCATTTTATATCCGTCTTTCTTTGGAGGACACGAAAACCGAAAGCATGAGTATTCCCAACCAGCGGGCGATCCTGCGGGAGCACGCTATGTCACTGGCGGAGTGGGACCGGGCCGAGGTTTTGGAGTTTGTAGACAACGGGCACAGCGGCGCTAATTTTGAGCGTCCTGCCTTTCAGGAGCTTTTGGAAATGGTTCAGGCTGGAAAGATCGACTGTATCATGGTTAAAGACCTTTCCCGCTTTGGCCGTAACAGCATTGAGACCGGATATTTCATTGAGCGGGTATTCCCCCTGTACCATACGCGGTTTATCTCTGTCAGTGACGATTTTGACACCATCAATTTCAAGGGAGACACCGGGGGTATTGACGTGGCCTTTAAGTATCTTATCAGTGAGTGCTACAGCCGGGATATGTCGGTCAAGACAAAAACCGCTAAATACGCAAAAATGCAGCGTGGCGAGTACCAGAGCAAAATTTGCCCCTATGGGTACCGGAAAAGCGCAGACGGACGTATGGAGATTGACGAGAATGTGGCTGATATTGTCCGTCTGATCTTTCGGTGGGCTGCCGAGGGAACCACAGCGGCGGAGATTACCCGGAAGTTGTTCCGGCGGAATATCCCCACACCTGGGGAATACCGCAAGAGCAAGGGACAGAGCTTCTATGATGTATCGAGGACGCACGGAACATGGAGCAGTTCCACCGTCCTGCGTATTCTGGAGGATGAACGCTATATCGGCACCTATGTTATAGGCAAGCGGGCTGTTACCGAGATTGGCGGGCACCGCATAAGACTGAAAGACGAAAGCGAATGGTACAAGATACCGGATCATCACCCGGCGATTGTCAGCAAAGAGTTATTCGAGCAGGCCAAAGCCGGCATACGCCGCTTTTCTATCCCAAACAAAAAACGGCATGATTACCCTTTGCGTGGGAAAGTGTTCTGCGGCTGCTGCGACCATGCACTGTCACGGACTACAGAATATCCGAAGTTCTATTGCCGGCACTCTCAGGTAAACACAGATTTTGCCTGCCACGGTATGTCGGTCAAGGCAGAGGAATTGGAAACGGCTGTATTCCAGATCATCCGGGCACAGGTAGATACCGTGCTGGGAGTTGATGGGGACGGCAAAGACAATCTTGATTTGCAGATGGTCCAGCAATCAGAATATGAGAAGAAAGTTCGGATTTTGCAGGATGCCAAACGGCAGCTTTATGAGCAGTTTGCCCTTGGCGAGATTGACCTGGGCACTTACAAAGAGCAGAAAGCCGGATATGACGCAGAACTGGTCCGAGTGAAGAATGTCTGCACAATGGCAGCGGCACAGACCAAACAGGCCCAGGCGGACTATGAGGCCAAAGTCAAGCGTCGGGAAATCATAAAGGAAGTCTCCGGGGCTGACAGTCTGACACAATCGCTGATTGATGCCTTGATTGACAAAGTGTATGTATTCCCTGGAAACCGGATCGAGATAGTCTATAAAATGCAGGATGTCTTTGATACCGGAGAAAAAACGAATAAATAGAGACTAAGGGCTTTCCTGATTGAGACGCAGGAAAGCCCTTGATATATCGCCAAACTTTCTTTGAAAAAAGATAAATTTTTTTGTCGTGGGCTTGACATACGGGTGGCGCAG